GCTGCGCGCCGAGCGCGACGGCAAGGTCAAGACCATCGCCGCCAAGGCCGGCGACAGCCTCGCCGTGGACGCCGTCATCATGGAGTTCGAATGAGGCTGCGGCCGAGCGTTCTTTGAGCCTTGCGGCGAGAGGAACGCTCTGCTAGACAGCCGCCTCGCCGGGGAAACCCGGCACTGCGGTCGTGGCGGAACTGGTAGACGCGCTACCTTGAGGTGGTAGTTCTTAACCGAGTGGAGGTTCGAGTCCTCTCGACCGCACCAATTCAACCCTCCGGGGTTCGTAAGTAGCTGATAACCCCGCACTTTTTCAAAGGTGCGGGGTTCAGTTTATCAGGGTGCGGGGATAGAACGTTCATTGCCCGTTCTTTCCCAGCTTCCCGATGGCTCCGCGGGACAGCCGGCGCCGATCCGCCTCCCGCGTATAGAGCGAAGCCATACCGCCGCCGCGCCATCCGAAGATCGCCTCGAGCTCGGCGACAGTCGCGCCATTTTCCGCCGCGCGGGTGGCGCCGATCTTGCGGACGCCGTGGGCCGACTTGTTCACGCCGGCCGCCCGGCAGGCCTCGCGGAAGTAGTTTCCGAACGATTCCTTGGTCAGCGGCTCGCCCCGCTCGCCGGTGATGAGCGCGAGATCTCCGGTCGGCCCGGCGGACAGGGTGGCACGCAGCACCGGCAGGATAGGGATCGTCACCTCGATCTCGCCCTGGCTCTTCTCGGTGCGAATCACGATCTCGGCCGCGCGCATGTGGGTCTTGCAGACCCGGACGGCGTCGCCGCGGCGCAGGCCGGTGTAGAGCAGCACATCGAGCCAGACCCGCTCGCGCGTGCCGACCGGCCATCGCTTCTCGAACTTCGCCACGTCCTCCTCGGTCCATGCCGGGAAGCCTGGCCCCTTCGGCCGCTTCGGGTTCTTCACGCCCTCGGTGGGATCGACCGCGACGTGCGTCGCCTCGACGGCCCAGCGGAAAAGGCCGCGCATGGCGTCGAGGAAGTTCCGCGCCTGCGCCGGCGTCGCGGCGCGCTTGTCGCGGCTCTTCACCATGGAGGCCCGGGTGACACCCTTGAAAGGCTTGTCGCCGCTGTCCTTGATGATGTTCTCGAAGATGTTCTCGCGCTGCCGCCGCGTCGCCTCGGACAGGTCGCCCCAGGCGGTGGTGCGCATGTATTGCCGAATCAGCCACTCAATCGTGCCGGCCGCCGCCTTGCGCTCGGCCGGCGCGGCCATGCCCTCGAGGGCTGCGGTGTAGTTGGCCGTGAACTCCGGCGAGCCATAGTCGCCCTTGATCCGGATGCGCGGGCCGTCGCCCTTGCGGACGTACCAGACGGTCGTTCCGTGGCGGTTGACCTCGCGAAGGAGGTAGGGCGGACGAGGGCGGGGCATGTCCACCATCAGAGCACGATCTCCTCGACCGGCGCCACTGGGGCTGCTGTCGCCTGCTGACGCTCGCCGAAGGGCACCCAGACGACCGTGTCGCCGGTCCTGATCTCGACGCCCGGCGCACCAGCCTGGCGCGCCGCGCGGAGAATGCGGGCGACGTCGGCCTGGGTCGTTTTCGCGGGCGTGCGGGGCATCATGGTGCCTCCGGAAAGGCGTCGTGGATCTGGCCGTCGAGAGTGCGGCCGGCGAAGTGCTTGCCGACCCACTGCATCGGCCAGCCGTCAGGCGAGCGGCGGCCGTCGACGCCGATGCGGCAGAACTTCGGGAGGTCGGTCGGCCACTCGCCGTCGCCCGCCTCCAGCCACGACCAGTCGCCGCGCTGCTTGAAGTGGAAGGCAACGCCCGCGGCAGCGCACTGGTCGCGGATCGACCGGACCCAGTCCGGATGCGTCGGCCTGGCGCCGCCCCCGCTCTCGCCGCCGACGATGACCCAGTCGAGGCCGTGCCGCGACGGCCCTCGCGGGTTGTCGCCGGGCTCCCACCAATCGCCGATGAAGGTCTTCGTCGCCTCGTGACCTCCGAGGCGCGGGTCAGGGTCGCCGTTGTAAAGGTCCAGCGGCCCGAGCAACGGCTCGGCCGAGACGAAGCGCACCGCCGCAGGCGTCGACAGAAGGGGCGGGATGCGCTCGTCGGCGCGGGCCTGGTCCTCGGCCGTGACGCCGAGCCAGACGTTCTCCAGCGGGTGCGGAACGCCGCGCGAGGTGTAGCGGCGGAGGCGCTCCTGCGCGTCGCCGGCGTTCTTCGAGACGGTCGGCAACGTCAGGCTCTCGACGTGGAAGCGCGCCGCCGAGGCCCAATCCCTGGTGAGGTAGGTGCGCATGCGCTCCGGCCGCTTCGTCAGGATCTGGAACGTGTGCTGAGGCGCCAGCGCCATGACGGCGAAGACCTCGTCGATCCACTCGTCGGGCAGGTCATGGTGGAACAGGTCGGACATGGAGTTGACGAAGATGCGGCGCGCCCGCCTCCAGCGCAGCGGCGCGGTGACGATGTGGTCCGGCGCCCTTGCCAGCTTGCCGGTCCAGACCGGCTTGCCGTTCACGACCTTCGTCGTGCCCGCATAGTGCGTCTCGCGCCCCTGTGCCGGGGCCATCCGCTCGATGCGGGAGGCCATGCTCATGGCATAGCAGTTGGTGCAGGCCGGGGAGACGATGGAACAGCCGACGACCGGGTTCCAGGTCTCGTCGGTCCATGAAATGCCGGTGTCGCGCTGGTCAGCCATCATGCGGTTCCCTTCGTGCTGATGTCCTTCAGGCGCAGCTCGGCCAGGCGGGCGCGGGCGCGCTCGGTGACGACGTCGAGAACCGGCTCGTCGCCGCCGAGCCTGACGAGGGCGAGGCAGGTGCCGACGAGGACCGATTCCAGGACGACGAGTGTCTCGGTGGCATCGCCGCCGGCGCCGATCGTGCCGCGGACGAGCTGTTTCACGAGGTCGCCGGCGAGGTCGTTGTGGCGGCGCGCGGATTCGGACATGGTGGCCTCCGGTTCAGATCCAGCCCTTGAAGAGGGCAACGAAGAGGGCGCTCCAGTAGGCGAGGAAGAGCGCACCCCAGAGGGCGAAGCGCAGGGCCCTCATGGCCTGGGGTCCTGCCGCGCGGCGCGTATCTCATCCCGCATGACGGCCTCGACCATCTCGCGCAGGAGGACGTCGCAGGCCGCCTTCGCTGCGGCGAACTCCTCCGCTGGCATGCCGGTGTGGCAGAAGGCCTTGCGGTCGCCGAAGCGGACGGTGAGGCCGCCGGCACCGGTGGCGATGATCTCGGTCGGCGCGGGGAGGGTGGCTACGGTCATTGCCCGGTCCTCCAGGCGGCCCAGACGACCATGGCAAGGCTGGCGAGCCCGCCGGCGACCAGGAGAGCGAGCACGGCCGCCGCGCCGGCGGTGAAGCGGAGAGGGGCGTCAGAACGGGATTTCATCGTCGTCCATCGGCCGCCCGGCCGATCCCTGTCCGAAGCCGCCGGTGCCGGCTCCTGCGCCTGCCGTGCCGCTGGCCTGCTGACCCTCGCGCCGCTCGGCCTGGCCGCCGCCGTCGCCCGGGCTGCCGAGCATGACCAGCTCGCCGCGGAAGCGCTGCAGCACGACCTCGGTCGAGTAGCGCTCTACGCCGGACTGGTCGGTCCATTTGCGCGTCTGCAGCTGGCCCTCGACGAAGACCTTGGAGCCCTTCTTCAGGTACTGCTCGGCGACGCGGACGAGGCCTTCGTTGTAGATGACGACCTTGTGCCACTCGGCGCGCTCCTTGCGCTCGCCGGTGGCCTTGTCGCGCCAAGTCTCGGAGGTGGCGAGCGAGAAGGAAACGACGCGATCGCCGTTCTGCATGGTGCGGCCTTCGGGGTCCTTGCCCAGATTGCCGACGAGGATGACCTTGTTGACGCTCGCCATGGTCAGACCCTCATCGGCATGAGGACGAAGAGCGCGCCGGAGGGCGTCACGTCCTTGATCAGCGCCGGGCTGCCGGGGTTCTCGAGGTGGATGGCGACGGTGTCGCCGGCGACATGGCCGAGGATCTCCAGCAGGTATTTCGAGTTGAAGCCGATCTCGATGGCGGCGCCGGACTCGGCCTCGACCTCAAGCTCCTCGACGGCCTGGCCGCCGGTGTCGAGGCTCGTGACCGCGAGGGTGAGGCTGCGGCCGGCGAGCGTCAGCTTCACCGCCCGCCCGCGCTCGGAGGCGACGGTGGCGACGCGATCGACCGCCTTCACCAGCTCCTCGCGATCGGCGACGACCTCGATGCTGTTCGCCGTCGGCACCACCCGGTTGTAGTCGGGGAAGGTGCCGTCGATCAGCTTGGAGGTGAGGGTGAGGCCGCCGAGGGTGAAGCGGATCTTCGCCTCGGAGAGCGCGACCGCGACCTCGCCCGGCAGTTCCGCGAGGAGGCGCGCCATCTCGACCACGGTCTTGCGGGGTACGATGACGCCGGGCATGCCGTGGTCGCCGCTGCCGGCGGCAAGCGTCACCTGCGCGAGGCGGTGGCCGTCGGTGGCGACCCCGCGCAGGGCCTTGCCCTCGCCGGCACTGGCGATGTGCAGGAAGATGCCGTTGAGGTAGTAGCGCGTTTCCTCGGTGGAGATGGCGAACTGCGCCCGGTCGATGATGCCCTTCAGGTCCTTCGCCGAGACGGTGAAGTCATGCGGCAACTCGCCTGCGACGATGTCGGGCCAGTCCTCGACGGGGAGGGTGGAAAGCTGAAAGCGGGAGCGGCCAGCCTTCACCACCATGCGCTCGCCCTCCAGCGCCAGCGAGACCTGGCAGCCGTCGGGCAGCTTGCGGACGATGTCGGTGAGCATGTGGCCCGGCACCGTGGCGGCGCCGGCGGCCGCCACCTCGGCTGGCACGCTGTCCTGGAGGTCGAGGTCGAGATCGGTGGCGCGCAGCCGCAGGGCGCCGTCCTCGGCGCGCAGCAGGGCGTTGCCCAGCACGGGAATGGTGGTGCGCCGCTCGATGACGCGGGCGGCGCGGGTGAGGGCGGCCAGGAGGGGCGCGCGTTCGACGATCAGCTTCACGGCTGGTCTCCGGTGAGAAGAAGGAATGGGGAGGCCGCCAGGGCCTCCCCGGCTGCGTCAGGCGGCCATCTCCGGCGTGCCGTCGATGACGGAGAGGCCGGTGGCCGTGTTGACCTCGGCGGCGTCGTCCTTCAGCCGCTCGTCGATGAACTGGTCGGGCCGGATCATCTCGAAGAACCAGACGATGTCGGCGCCGCCGGCCCGGAAGCGCAGGCGGACCGGGATGCGGATGGACTCGCCGCGGTGGAAGGGCGCGACGGAGAGCAGGAAGAGCCCCGGCACCACCAGCTCGCCGCCGTCGGCGCCGGCATACTCGACCTCGAAGACCATCTGCGTCTCGCCGGTCTGCAGCTTGGTGCGGTTCTTGATCCGCGAGCCGACCGTCACCTCGAGGCCGCGCGAGAGGTCGAGCAGCTCCGACGGGGTGGCGAACTTCGCCTTGAAGTCTGCCTCCCATTCGTTGCGCTCGGCGTCCGTCGGCGCGGCGAGCTCGGTGATGTGGTCCTCGAGGAACTGGGCGAAGTCCGCCTGGGCCATCTTCCGGCCATTGGCTGCCACCCATTCCTTCCAGGGATCGGAGAGCGGGTAGGCATAGTGGACGCGGTGCTTGCCGTTGCGGGCGCCGGCATCCTCGAAGGCGTCGTCGTCCCGGTCGTCCTCGGTCGCGGCTAGGTGATAGTCGATCACGGCGGTGAGGCTCGGCTTGCGCCAGTCGGTGTCGGCGAAGACGACCGTCTCCTCGTCCCGCTTGTGGCGGTTGACCAGGGCGATGAAGCTCCACAGCGAAGTGACTTCGGCCGTGCCGGTGCGGGCCCGGGGCTTGCCGCGGGCGGCGGCGATGTGCGGTTCGAGCGACTGGATCTCGACGCTGTCGCCCTTGCGGATGACCGCGACATGCGGCTCCTCGACATAGGTTCCCATGCCGAGAGCCTTCCTCGGCAGGGGCAAGAGGCTCACCTCGACATGGTCCTTGCGGACCAGGGCGGCGATTTCCTTGACGGCATCGGCCGTCACGGCAGGCGTGGTCATGGCAGTCTCCGTGGTGGTTGAGGGGGTGGGGGCGCGACGTCAGTCGTGCTGATGCTCGATCGTCCGGGGCGGCTTGCCCGACGCCTTCGGCGGCGTGCGGCCGGCGCCGCTGTCGCGGTCGAAGATGTCGATCTGGTCGGGGTGCTGCTGGGAGAGGTGGCCGCCGGCGAGGAAGAGCGTCGTCTCGCGGCGCTTCTTCTCGGGCAGCGAGGTCGTGACGTTCGAGCGGATCGAGACGACCTCGTTCTTGGCCTTGAACTTCAGCTTCAGGGTGACGGTGGCCGCGCCCTCCTCGGCCGCCTCCAGCGCCTCGCAGCACTTGTGGATGGCATCGGCGAAGTCGCGGGAGAGGTCGCCGCGCTCCAGCGCGCCGATGATTTCGTCGGTGGTCTTGAGGATCATGGACGCAGCTCCGTGTGCGCGGTGGGAAGGGCGGGCCCGCGGGCCACGAGGGCGAAGAGGTCATCGCCGGCGGCGGGGCGTGCCGGCCGGCGGCGCGCCTCGATCTGGCGCCGCATCAGCCGGTTGGTGGGGTCGACCAGGGCGCGGGCGGTCTCGCCGCGGCGCGGGTCGTTCGGGTGCATGGCGCAGTAGCGCCGCCAGAGATCGACGCGGGTGCGCTGGAGGATGGGGAAATCGGTCATGCCGCCCCCCTCCGGCCCAGCATCTGGCGGGCCTTCGGCAGGATGTCGCGGAAGCGGGTGCGGAAGCGGTCGGCCGCATAGGGCCAGGGCCAGACGCCGAGCGCGCCGAGGCTGCGGATGGGCCGCGGCTGCTCCGGCGTGCCGTCGTACCACCAGGCCTGCGACGGCCTCAGCTTCGTGTCGAGCAGCTGGCGCCGCTCGGCATGGAGCATCCGGTAGTCGATGTCCTTGACGATCGTCTTGTGCAGGTGGCCGGGCAGGGGAAGGCCGGCCGCGGCATGGACCGCCTCGACGACGCGGTCCTCGAGGCGCTTCAGGGTCTGCTCGACGTGGCCGAAGTGCTGCCAGACGCCACAGCCGCGCTCGACGGCGCCGATGGCCTGTTTCAGGGGCGTCGACCAGTCGCCGATATAGGCCTCATGCGCGTCGTGCAGCAGGGCATAGGCGGCAGCGACGGGGTCGCCCGTCTCGGCGAGGACGACGTCGCAACAGTGAACGGAGTGCTGGGCGACGGAATAGGGCCCGCCGCCGATATGGCCGGTGAAGCGGGCGATGCGCGCCAGGGCGTCCGGCACGTCCGTGTCGAAATCGACCATGGCGGCCTCGGGCGCAGCGAGGTCGAAGCGGCGGCCCGATGCGGTCTGGATCCAGCTCACCAGCGCCCCCCGAAGCCAAGGGCGACGCAGATGAGCCCGACGGTGAAGGTCAGGCCGGCGAGGGCCTCGATCGTTGTCGCGACGAGGCCGGCGATGCGATAGCCGAGCGTCGCCATCACTCGACCCTCATGGCGGCGCGGATGGCGTGGTCGCCATGGGCGAGGACCTGGCCGCGCGTCCAGCCGAGGCGGGTCAGGTCGTCATGGGTGACGGTGGGATCCTGCGCCTGGGCGGCGACGAGGTCGGCGACGTCCTCGGCCATGCGCCGGCGCAGCGCGTCGACGTTCTGCATGAGGTGCCGGGCGAAGGGCCAGATCGGGCCGTCGTGGGTGACGAACTTGTCCTCGCGATGCCCGGGAACGAGCGGCGGGGAGGAGATGCGAGGCGTGGTGTGGGTCGTGGCGCTGGCCATCGGGCGCTCCTTCCAAAAGCGGAATGGAGCGGATCGTAATGCGGAACTAAGTCCGCGTCAATGATGATGCGGAATACAGTCCGCGTTGACCGGGGTTGTCTCGCCGCGGAGTGTTGCGTGGCGGAGGAGGTCGTGATGAGGAAACCCATCTGGCATTTGATGCCGACGGTCTTGATCGGCTTGGCCATTGGCGGCGGCTCGGCGGGTTCCCAGACACCCAGCGTGGAGCAGTTGCTCGACACCAAGACGGTGGAGGGCTGGCTAGTCGAGCGGGCTCGAAACCGCCTTCATCAGCGGATCGTATCCAGCGTCGTGCGTACCGATGGGGGGCATTCTATCGGTCTCATTTGCGTAGACGGCACCTTCCATGTCGTCGTTGCGCCGCGGTCCGTCGGCGTCGGGTCCCCCGCGAACTTCACGTTCCGCATCGACGAGGGGCCAATGCGCGCCATTCCGGTCGAGATGTCGCCCGGCAGCCAAGATTATCTCATCGCGAGGAATCAGGCCGGCGGGCTGCTGTTGGAGATGGCGAGCGGAAACGAGATTTATGCTGAATTGGCGGGCCCGTATCGCACCTTGACCTTCGCTCTGCGCATCGCCGGGTTTAAGGCCGCTCTCGGCTCGGCGCCGGAGTGCCAGTCGGTATCCAGCGTAATTCAGCGGCTCACCCGCTAGGACGTATTCCCGCTAGGCGCCAAACAGCTCGTTTAATGTCAGGACCTTGTGTATTGCGACGACGGTATTGCGAGCATATTTAATAGTGGCATGGGGGTTGAACTGCTCGGCGACGATATGTTCCGCCGTTCGTCCCTTGTATATTTTGATGTAACCTTCAATCTCACCCTGTGAGCCATTGGCGATCTGCACGATCATGGCATCACCATGGGCGATTGGTTTGTTCGGATGAACGAAGACAAGATCGCCAGGCCCGAACTTCGGCACCATCGACTCATTCTCGACGTAGAGGGCATAAATGTCGCGCGCGCCCATGAGCCCTGGCGGCCTGCCAACGTAATCGATGACGTCCGTCGTGATCTGAAATGAGCCTATGGCGGATCCTGCCGCCGTGCCCATCACCGGTATGTCGCGCGCCGGTGATCTGGTGATTGTGGTCGTCGCGGGTCTCACTTCGCCTCGGGGCTGGCTGGCTCGAGCTGGTGCCTGCTGATCGTTCCCCGCAGCCGCGCTGATGAGTTGATCAATCTCGACCTCAAGGACGCCTGCAATGCGTCGCAGGGAGTCGAGCTTAAGGGTGCCGGAGGGGCCACGCTCGTCGAGCTTGCGAAACACATCGCGGGAGAGGCCTGCAGCCTTGGCGAGGCCCTCGCGCGACAGGCCCTTCACGACGCGGGCCGCGTCGATGAATTGAAGTAGCGCGTTCTTGCTGCTCGGCGTCATGCCCCATTTTTCGCACGATTCATGGGGGTTCGGCGACGCGGATCGAAGGCGTCTTGACAATGAGGAAGATGATCCGCATTCTTCCTCATCATGACCGACCTCGACCGCCTTCTCCATGTCGCCGCCGCCTATTGCGCGGCCACCGGCCTCAGTGAGGCCCGGGTGTCAACGCTGTTCCTGAAGGGCGGCTCGCGCATCGCCTCGCTCCGCGCCGGCGGCGACATGGGCTCGCGGACGATCGCCCGGGCCATTGAAGCCTTCTCGGATGCCTGGCCCGCGGATGCGGTCTGGCCTGTCGAGGTTCCCCGACCCTCCCGCGCGCCGTCGGATGGTTCCGGCGCGCCGACTGACGCCATCGGCGCCGTGCCCCCCGCGGCGCCGCCGGCGCCCCTGCCTCTCGGAGACGCCGCATGACCGATCTCCATGCCGACGAGCTGGCCAGCCGCCAGGCTCTGCCGCCGCCGCCCGACTTCGTTCCGGTCTCGCGTCCGCATGTGCGGGCGGCGGTTTCGGCGGGCCTCGCCGCCATCCTCGTCCTGTCGCTCGCCCTGCTGCTGCTGCTCACCGCGCTGGCGCTGTTCGTGATGCGCGAGCGCGCAGAGGGCGCGGCGCAGCGCGGCGCGGGCCCGGGCGAGGCGGGGCGTCTGGCGGACGATGGGGGCCTTGACCTTCATGCCTGCCACGATGTCGCAGGCCGCGCCCGCGCGCACCGTGATTTTGCCCGGCTGCCTCACGACGGGGGCGGGCGGTGAGCGGGTTCGTTGCCGTCTCAGTGCGTCTGACCGAACCGTCGGAAGGCGGCCTCGTTGGCGAACGCCATGCGACCCTTGGCGTCGACGTTCAGTCCTTGAGCGCGGCACCAGGCGGGGAATTCGCCCGGGTCGATTACCGCGCGCACCGTCAAGACGCCCTGGCTGCGGTAGTGGCTCTCGATGCCGCCCGCCTTCTTGCGCCACTCTTCGAAGGTGTCGGGCAGAACGTGTCGATCCACCATGATGCCGAGAATGCGGTCGTAGTCCTCTCGCCTGTACCAGGGGATGCCGACGGCTCTCGGGGGCGGGTGAGGCATCATTCATCTCCTCATGCGGGTTGCGCCAATCTGAAGGTGCAACCGTGAGCCGCGCGCTGCAAGACGAAACCCTCATCCGCATCAAGGCGGCGACGCGCGACCTGGTGCGGCTCTGTGGCGGGCTGGCGCGGGCGGGCGAGCTGCTTGGCGTCTCCGAGCAGACCGTGTCGCGCTACCAGCTGCCGACCCATACCGAGGTCATCCCGCTGTCGGCGGTCCTCATCCTCGAAGCCGATGCCGGCCTCGCGCCGGTCACCCGGGCGATGGCGCAGGCCAATGGCCGGGACCTCGCCGAGGGCGACGGGGCCGGCGCCGCCGCCGGATGCCTGATGCAGCGCCATAGCGCCGTGATCCGCGAGGCGGGCGAGGTGATGAGCCATGCCGCCGATGCCTTCGCCGACGGCCGGGTGAGCCCGACCGAGGCCGAACGCCTCGACCGGCAGGTGGGGGAACTGGAAGCCGCGGTCGGCCGAATGCGGACCGACCTCGCGAAGGTCAAGGCCGGCGAGAAGGTCCACGTGTTCAAGGGGAGGGGCTGATGGCCAAGGTGAACTTCACGGGCACCGAGCTGAAGGCGCTGCGGCTGATGAAGCGCCGCCACCGGCCGGTGGCCGTCGAGAAGGCGCTCGACCTCAAATATGGCGCCGCCACCAAGCTGCGGCGGCAGGCGATGGGGCAGGGCTGGCGATTCCCGACGCTGCCGAAGACCTCGGTGCCGGTAACGGTGCGCGAGTATCACGCGGCCTGCCGGGACGGCGGGGTGGTGCCGAAGCCACAGATGAGCCGGGACCTCGCGCCGCCGCTGCCGGAGACCGCCTGGCCGCACCTCGTCGACTATCCGCTGCCGCCGGCGCCGCGATCGCAGGCCGCCGGGGAGCAGGCGGCCCGGCTGTTCCGGGCCGTGCAGGACATGCGCTACGTGCCGACGTCCTTCGCCGGCGGCGGGGAGCGGCATTTCGGGCGGGAATGCGCCGAGCACCTCGCCCTGCTGATCGCCTATGCGCCGGGCCCGCGCTACCGCGACGACCCGCGCGCTGCCGCTACCGAGCCCCGGGCCCGCTTCTCGCCGCCGCCGCCGTCCTCCGGCATGGGCAGCCCGGCCGCCCAGGTTCTCGAGGTGGCGTGATGGGGATCGAGAGCGGCGCAGAGACCCGACCGACCGTGCCGGTGCGCCGCGACCTCGCGGCGCTCGCCGTCGACGTCTTCGTTGCCTGCCAGCGGGCGAGCATGGCCCTGCAGGCGGCGGAGCATCTCAGTTTCCGCCATCCGATCCGCGGCCATGCCATGGCGCTCTCCGAGGCCCGCCGCGAGGTGGAGGCCATGGCCGAGGCCCATGCCCTGCTGAAGGCTCTCGTGCCCTATAGCGAGGCGCTGGCCGAGGGCCTTCCGGACGTCTTCGCGGCCGGGACGGCCCCCGAGGCGGCACCGGTAGGTTTCGCGGTGATCACCGGGGGGCGGGCATGACCGCGCCCCGCTCGCCGGAGGACTGGAAGGCCTGGCGCCGCCTCGTCCGCGAGCCCTGGGTGGCGCGTGCCGAGGAGGTGGACCTCGTGACCGCCTTCGGCGCGGCCGGGGTGGGCGGCGCCCTGAAGCGGGCAGGGCAGGAGCAGGTGGGGCCGTGCCCGGCCTGTGGCGGTCGCCATGACAAGTTTGCGATTCACCCGACCAAGCGCCGCTGGCACTGCCGCGGCATCGGCTCCGGCGGGTCGAGCCCGGTCGGCATGGTGATGCATATCGCGGGACTGCCGTTCCTCGAGGCCGTGGCGTTGCTCGCCGGCGAGCCGGACCCGGCCCGCAAGGACGCGCCGCCGCCCTCGGCCGAGGAGATTGCCGCCCGCGAGGCGGAGCGCACCACGCGCCGCGTCGCCAACGAGGCTGCCGCCGCGGCGCGCGACAGCGCGGAGCGCGACTATCGCGAACGGGAGCGCCGGCGCGCCCGTGCCATTCTGCATCGGGCCTTGCCATGGCAGGGGACGCCGGTGGAGGCCTATCTGCGGCACCGGCGGCTGGTCGACGACACGATCATCCCTCGGCTCGGCGGCTTGCGCCTGCGCTATGCCGAACTGACCTATGTGCACCCGGAGCGCGACGAGAGCGGCCAACTGGAGCTGCTGGACTGCGGTCGCTTCCCGGTGATGGCGGCCGGATTCGTGCGGGATGGCGAGCTTGTCGGCGCCCACCTGACCTATCTCGACCCGGCCTTCCTGACCGGCGGCATGCCCGCCACGGCGAAGGGCAAGGCAGAGCCGATCCATCCCCAGACCGGCGAGGTGCTGCCGGCGAAGAAGATGCGCGGCTCGTCCAGGGGCTGCTGCATCCGCCTCTTCGGTCCGCCGGCGCCGGACGTGCTGATCCGCGGCGAAGGGATCGAGACAACGCTCGGCTTCCTCGGCGCCCTGATGCGCGCCGACCGGCTGCCGCCGGACTTCGCGGCCTGGGCCGCCGGCTCGCTCGACAATCTCGGCGGGCCTGCCGCCGGCACGATCGCCCATCCGACCAAGCGCACCGACAAGGGCCGGCCCGTGAGGGTGAAGGGGCCGGTGCCGCGCGAGGCCGACGGCGATCACCCGGTGATGGCGGTGCCGGACGGCGTCAGGCGGATGATCGACCTCGCCGACGGAGACTGCGACCCCTTCGAGGTGGAACAGGTTCTCGCCCGCTCGGCGGCGCGCTGGCAGCGGCCTGGCCGCGCCGTGAGCGCCGTGTGGCCGCCGGCCGGGCTCGACTGGGCCCAGGCGACGGGAGGGGTGTGATGGCGGACTGGTCGTCAGTGTCCGCGTTTAGGCTCGATCGTCTTCATCGCCTCGAGCAGTCCCGCATTGAAGGCAACGCCATCGGCACCCGCATGAACGCGCCGATGGCAGTTGGGGCACAAGGCTATGACGAAGCGCGGATCGTCGGGGCCGCCGTCGCTCACCCGGCGAATATGATGAGGCTCCAGATAGGGAGACCCGTCCGGCCGGAGGAAGGGCGCGCTGGTGCCGCACCCCTCGCAGCGGCCGTTCGCACGGGCCAGGATGTAGTTCCGAACATCAGCGCTTCGACGGTAGATCGATCGCGTCGATGTGGCCGTGGTGGCGGAGTTCTGCGCGGCGGCAAACGCCTTGGCGCGCAGGGCATCCAGACCCTCGGCAACCGTGAAGGGGAGCGCCTCAACTGCCTCTTCGACGGCTTCCAGGGGGCGCAGTTCGAAGACCAGCGACTGGCGCGTGGCGCCGGTTCGATCACGGCCAGGTTCGAAGTGGTAGCCCTCGCAGATCCACTCACCTTCGAACTGCAGGCGGCCGTTCTTGAGCTTGCGAAACAACAGAAGGCATTTGCCGTCAGCAACATGGTTGGCGATGGCCTTGTTGCCTTTGGCCAGCCGCATGTCGCCGACCTGGCCCTCTCCGAAGTATTCGAAGACGCCGTCCGGTCTCCACCGGTCGCCATAGCCGTGCTGCGCGCCCTCATCGCCCGTCACAGCGATGACGAGGCGGTGATTCTTGGGGGTGATGATGCCGCCCTGTTCCTGTCCGCCATAGCGCGCGTGAATGTCGGCCCGGCGGTTGTAAGGCTTCCCTCTTTCAAATGGCCAAGTCACCGAAGGCCTCCCCAAAATGCTCCGCGCACTGCACTTTCGCGCGAGTGCGTCGTTCATTGCAACCCAGGTCGGTTTGCTGGGGCGGTTCCATGACCTCCGAACTGCTTTGGAAAAACCTCTGCTTCATCCGCGACGGCGCGGCCGACGTGGTGTCCGACACGGTCATGCGGCTGCTGATCAATCGCGGCCTCGTGACGCTCGGCCGCGCGCTGACCGACAAGGGTCATGAGGCGCTGGCGGCCGGGGACGCGCACTGGCGGACCGACAGCCCGCCGTTGGCACCGGAGGATGCGCCGATCCGCGCCTGGCGCGGCTTCGAGGTGAAGGCATGAGCGATCCGTCGGACTTTCAGCTTGCCCAACCGACCCCAAAGGCTCCCCGCCCGCGCAGGGGAGGCTGGTCCTGGGGGCCGGTCGAGGGCGCCAAGCTGCGGGTTATGTCGAACGGTGGTGGGGTCCAGTCCACGACCCTGATCATGATGATGTGCGTTGGTGAGTTGCCATGGGTCGATCACATCATCTTCGCCGATACGGGCGACGACAGCCTCGGCACGATGCGTCACCTCGACTGGTTGGAAGGGCAGGTCCAGCGCTACAGCAACGGCCGCGTGCCGCTGCATCGCGTTTCGCGCGGCGGCAAGCTTTCCGATCGCATCCGCAACCGTGCTGCCGGCCGAGGCGTGATCAACAATGATCGTTTCGTCCCTGCGCCTTTCTACACCTCGAGAGGCAAGTCCGGCCGCGGCGGTCAGGGCAAGCGTCAATGCACCCGCGAGTTCAAGATTGAGCCGTTGGAGAAGATCCAGCGGAAACTGCTCGGCTACCAGCCGCGCCAGCGCATTCCCGCCGGCTCGTGCGAAGTTTGGATTGGCATCTCGACCGATGAGGTCGTGAGGGCCGGAGCGGCGTTCACGTCATGGACGGTGAACCGTTATCCACTGCTCGAAAAGCGCATGTCGCGACAGGACTGCGTCCAATGGCTCGTCCAGCATGGCTTTCCAGTGCCACCCAAGAGCGCCTGCATCTTTTGCCCCTACAAGAGCAACGCCGAATGGCGGTGGCTGCGCGACAACGATCCGGAGGCCTGGGCGGTGGCCGTGGAGCTGGATCGGTTGATCCGAAACACGCCAGGGGTGCGTGAGAAGGAATTTCTGCATCGCGCTCGTATCCCGCTGGATGAGGTGGACCTCTCCACGGATGAAGAGCGCGGGCAAGGAATGCTCATGCTCTGCGAAGCGGGGTGCGGGCTATGAGCGATCCCAACAAGCCGGCGGGTCTCGGCCCCGAACTCGCCGCCGCGGCGCTGGATGAGGCGCTGGCACAGCCGATCCCCGGCGACGATGCCCCTCTCGCACCCCATGACGATTCCGGTTTTCCGCCCCAGCCTCCCGATGACGGCGAGCCGGTGGGCGAGATGCCGCTGCTCTCGACCGAAGAGTGGGCCCTGGTGGACCGATGCGCCGAACAGCCACAGAACGACATCGGCAATTCGATGCGGCTCCGCATCCGCTGCGGCGAGAACCTCAGCTATGCCCAGCGGATCGGCTATTTCGTCTGGGACGAGCGGCGCTGGGAAGAGGATATCGAAGGCAAGGTGTCGCGGCCGCTGGCGCACAAGGTGGTGGAGGCGATCGGCCACGAGGCCTTCGTGCTGAAGCCGACGCCGCAGGAAGAGGCGGCGATGGCCGATGCCGAGAAGGCCCGGCCTGACCTGACGGCCCTCGACGCCAAGGCCGACAAGGACGACGCCGACCGCATCACTCTGGGCCTGCTGAAGCGGCGGGTGAAGGAAGGCGAGCTCGCCGAGGCGCGGGTGACCGCCCGGCGGGCGGCTCGGCGCCGCTTCGCGGTGACGGCCGGCAACAGCGGCAAGATCGAAGGCATGCTGAAGGAGGCCGCGCCCTATCTCTCGCGCGCCATGGACGAGTTCGACACCGAACCGCTGGCGCTGAACTGCGAGACGGGGACGCTGCGCTTCCGCCTGGAGCGGACGGAGGACGAGGAATCGGACCCGGCAGACCCGCGCTATCGCGAGGCGCATGTGACAGAGCTTTCGCCCCACCGGCGCGAGGACTTCATCACCAAGCTCGCTCCCGTCGCCTGGGCGCCGGATGCGCCGCGGCCCGCCTTCGAACGGTTCATCCGCCGCATCCTGCCGAACGAAGCGGTGCGCGCCTTCGTGCAGCGCTATCTCGGCTACAGCCTGACGGCGCTGACCCGCGAGCAGGTCTTCGTGATCTTCCACGGCGAGGGCCGCAACGGCAAATCGACGCTGGTGGACGTGGTGGCGAAGGTGCTCGGCGACTATGGCACGACGGTGCCGATCGCCACCCTCGTCGGCGACGACCGGCGCAAGGGCGGCGAGGCGACGCCGGACCTCGTCCGGCTGCCCGGGGCACGCTTCGTGCGCACCGCCGAACCGAAGCAGGGCATGCCCTTCGACGAGAGCCTGATCAAGGCGCTGACCGGCGGCGAGCCGATCCTCGTGCGGCGGCTCAACCAGGAGTTCATCGAGGTCTATCCGACCTTCAAGCTGGTCGTTTCCTGCAACCGCAAGCCGGAGATCCGCGGCGATGACGACGGCATCTGGCGGCGCGTGCTGCTGGTGCCCTTCGACGTGCAGATTCCCGAAGCCGAGGTCGACAAGGGCCTGACGGCGAAGCTCTGGGAGGAGCGCTCCGGCATCCTCGCCTGGCTGGTGGAGGGCGCGCTCGCCTATCTCGATGGCGGCCTGCAGCCGCCGGACGAGGTGAGGGGGGCGACGCGGGAGTATCGCGACGAGAGCGACATTCTCGGCTCCTTCGTGCGCGCCGCCCTCGAGGTGACGCGCGACACGGGTGACGCCATCGAAAGCGGCCGGCTCTACACGATCTATGAGAACTGGTGCCGCCTGAACGGCCACACGCCCTGGCGCGCCGAGACCTTCTCCAAGCGCATGCCTAAGGCGGCCGAGCGGCACGGCTTCGTCAAGGTGAAATCGTCCATCAGCGTCTACCAGGGCATCCGCGCCCGGCCGGAGTTCCTCGGGCCGGCGCCCTCACGCACCCACGGGGACTGATCGCGGGAGGCAAGGGAGGGAAATGGCGCTGCCGCCCGCCGTTGCCTCCCGTGAAGGGTGCAAGGGAAATCAAGGAGTTGGAGGCAGGCGTGGGAGGGTAGGGAGGATAGGGAGGCAAATCCGCGCGTCACGCGTGAGAGACGAGGGGCGAGGGGTGAGGCCCCTGCATTGAAAACGGCTCTCTATGTGGCGTGAGACACTTACCCTCCCTTGCCTCCCTACCTTCCCATGAAATGAAAAAGAGACGGAAAGACAGGCGGTTAGCGAAGCGGGTTTTCGGGAGGGAACGGGAAGGAACGACAGTTTCCCTCCCTAGCCTCCCACAGGAGAGAGCAAGGGCGATGAAAGAGGTCGGAATCGAAGAGTTCGCCGCCTGGTGCGTGCAGGAGGAATGGCCGAAGGCGAATAGCGCCGACATGGATGAGCACACGGCGGCGCGAGCCGCCGTCCTCGGAGCGATGGGGTTCCGCGGCACGCCGCTTTTCCCCGCTGGCTTTGGGTCAATGGACTGGGATTTCATGGTGGCCGAGGGGTCGGTGCGCGCCGCGCCACCTCGCGGCGTGCCGCATCCCGATGCGGTGCTCTTCGCCAAGGCCTGCACCGCGCTGGCGGAGGAGGCGGCCTCGCCCGCCTATGACGCCGCGGACTGCCTCACCGACCAGACGGAAGCGCTGGCGCTGGGCGCCGGCGAACGGATGGCGCTGGACTGGCGCACCTCGGAGCACTTGCAGTCGAACCGCATCAATCCGCGCAGCCTCGTCGTCACCTATGCCGGCCTCGCGCGTCGGCGGCGGGCTGCGGGGGGCTGGGATGTGGCGCGGCCGGACTGGCATGCGGACGCGATCGAACGCAGCTATCAGCTTGCCGAGACTGGCGGCCACCCCCAGCTGTTCGTCACCGTGCAGAGGCGCGTGCGGATCTCGGGCCGGGGTGAGCCGGCGGCATATGAGATGCGGGCCTTTGAAGAGGACGGCCGCGATCCCAGGACGAGGCGACCGAGGCCGGGTGCCTATCGCAAGGTGGTCTTCAATCCCGATCCGGGCTTCGTCGCGCGGGCCCGCCACACCTATGCGGTCTGGTGGTGCGCGCTGGAGTATCTGGCGGCATGGCTGGAGGCCTCCGGCGCGCTCTCGGAACACCGGGTTCTCGGCCCGCAAGGCATTGAAAAACCATGGCAATCAGCATGGAAGTGGGTTGCTTGACTGCGCCTTGCCCTTGACTCATAGTCGGGGTGGTTGATTTCGACCTGATGAAGCCCCGGCGCCCTCCGCGACCGGGGCTTTTCTACGCCGCCTGCCGCTTCGGCGCGCGATAACAGGTCAAGCACTATCCGCCGGACACCCCCCTCAACGGGTCCTTCCTCGGCCAAAACGCTATGCGGGCGGCAAAGGCGCGGGTGTTCGTCAGACATTCGCAAAATTCGAAGCCTCAAGTTTAGCCAGAGCCTAAAGGTCGGCTCAAATTCAGAAATCGGGCGATGAACGCGGCCAACACGCTGTCAAAAGGCGAGTTCGCCGCGATGATGGGCGTCTCGCCTGGCCGGGTCTCGCAATGGATTTCGGAAGGCAAGATCACCGCCGATGCCATGTTCGGCACCGGCCACCGGGCGCGCATCTATCCCGACGTCGCGCGCCAGCAGGTTTCCGGCCGGACTGACCCGGGCCAGCGCTTCGGCAATGGCCTGCCGACCGCGCTCCAGGCCGAGCGGGTCGCGAGCGCCGCACCGCCGCCGACTGATCAGCTGCCGCTGGTGCAACCCGCGCGCAATACGGTCGCCGACCAGATCGCCGCGACGCAGCTCGAGAAGCTGCAGCAGCAGGTTCGCAAGGGCGCCGAGGAAGAGCGGGCCCGCCGCGGCATCTACACGCCGACGTCGGAGGTGCGCCGCGCGCTGGGGCGCCTTGCGTCCGACCTCATGACCGCGATCGAGGGCGGGTTGCCCGAGGTCGCCAATAGCCTTGCCGCCAAGTTCAGCGTGCCGAACCGCGACGTCCTGCACGAACTGCGTGCGGCCTTTCGCCAGATCCGCGAGCGCGCCGCGGCCGAGCATGCCGCTCGCGCCGCCGCGGTTCCGGAGACTGTCGACGACGAGGAGGACGAGGGAGAGGACGGAGAAGCCGAGGCTGCCGGCGAGGACGAGTAAGTCATGCCCATCGCCCTCGCCAACGTGGACCATATCGTCGATACGGTCCTCGCCGAGACGCTGCAGCCGCCGCCGCCCATCGACTTCGAGGCATGGGCCGTCGCCAACATCCGGTTCTCGGAGCGCGAGAGTTCTTTCTCCGGCCCCTACAACCCGAAGCTCTTCCCGTTCTTCGGCGAGATGCTCCGGGCGCTCGGCCCCGACGATCCCTGCCGGATCGTCACGATCGCCAAGTCTGCCCAGATCGGCGGAACGGTGCTCGCCAACATCTTCTGCCTGGGCTCCATCGCCATGGACCCGGGCGACTTCCTCTATGTCCACCCGACGGACGACAACGCCCGCCGGTGGTCGCGCGGCAAGCTGACGCCGATGCTCATGGCTTCGGCCTCCATCGGGGCCATGTTCCCGGGCTCGTCGCGGTCGGGCAAGGAATCGATCCTCTACAAGGAGCGCACGGACGGACGCGGCGCCATCCAGATCTCCGGGGCCAACTCGCCGGCCTCCCTCAGCCAGGTGTCGATGAAGCGCCAGGCGCAGGACGACCTGTCGAAGTGGGAGAACAACGACGCCGGCGACCCGGAGACGCAGGCGGACAGCCGCACCCGCGCCTTCGAGTTCGGCAAGATCCTGAAGATCTCGACGCCGCTGGTCATGCCGGGCTGCCGGATCACCCGCAGCTACGAGGCGGGCAGCCAGGAGGTCTATCTCGTTCCGTGCCCGCACTGCGGTCATGAACAGACGCTGGAATGGGAGAACTTCCTCTCCAACCTCGACGAGAAGCATCCCGAGAAGGCCTGTTTCTCCTGCACCGCCTGCGGCGGGCTGATCGAGGAGCATCACCGGACCGACATCGTCGCGGCCGGCCGCTGGCATGCCCAGGCGCCGGAGAACCGGCGGCATCACCGCTCGTTCCACATCTGGTCGGCCTATGCGCCGACACAGAGCTTCGAGCGCCTCGCCCGTGAATGGCTGAAGGCCAAGGGAGACCCGGAGACCGAGCGTGTCTTCATGAACGACTCGGTCGGTCGCGCCTGGCGCGCTGCCGAGGAAGCGCCGCCCTGGAAGGACCTGCGGGAGCGGGCCGATTCCGGCGGGCACAGTCAGGGCACCGTGCCTGTGGGCTTCCCGGTCGTGACGATCGGGGTCGATTGCCAGAAGGACTTCGTGGTCTGGCAGATCGTCGCCTGGGCCCGCGATCGCCGCCGCGCCGTCATCGACTGGGGCAGCATCCAGGGGCACATCTCGGAGCCTGCGACGCAGGCGGCGCTCGATGCGCTGCTCGCAGGCGAGATCAGGACCGCGACGGGCTCGCGCGTCCGTCCGGACATGCTGGCCATCGACGGCAACGCCTGGACCGAAGAAGTCTGGGAGTGGGCCAAGCGCCATCCGGCGAGCCGCGTGATCATGGTGCGCGGTGTTCCGTCCGAGTTCGCGCCGCTGATCGCCAGGGTCCGGAAGGAACACAACAGCCGCGGCGTGCCGCTGAAGTACAGCCGCCGCTTCTACAACTTCGCCACCTCGGTGCTGAAGCTGGCGCTCTACCGCAACCTGATGAAGCAGGACCCGCTCGCCCGCGGCTACGTCGCCCTGCCGAAGGGCCTCGACGACGAGTATTTCCGCCAGCTGACGGCCGAGACGCGCAAGGGGACCAAGAACCCGCGCACCGGATCAGTCGAATACCGGTGGGTGAAGGACCCCAACCAGGCCAACGAGGGTCTCGACACCACCCTCCAGGCCGAGGCCGCGGCGATCCACTACGGCGTCCGCGCCATGGGCGAGGAGCGCTGGGACCATCTCGAAGCCGAGCGCTTCGCGGCCCCTCTGCCGGTGCAGGGGAACCTCGAGGACCTGCTTCTCGGCGCGCCGCCGTCAGCCCAGCCGTCCAAACCCGCGCCGCCGGCGCCCCAGCAACCCCGCGAGACAGCCCTCGAACGGTTGGCCCGCCTCAATGCGAGTCGATGATGAGCGATCCGATCAAGGCCGCCCGTCTCGCCGAGGCGAGCGAGGCGCTGCACCAGCTGATCATCGGCAAGCGCACGGTGAAAGTGATGGTCGACGGCCAGAGCGTCGAGTTCACAGCCGCCAATCGCGCTGACCTCGAGGCCTATATCAGCCGCCTGACCTCCGAACTGGCCGGCGCCCAGCCCTATCGTGCGCTCCGGGTGGTGTTCTGATGGCCCGTCGTCGACAGAAGGCGCGCCACGCCGGTTCTTCGGCCGCCATGGCCTCGGGCGGCGGCATTTCGAGCCCCGTTCAGGGGGCTGGATATGACGCGCCGGACACCTCGGCCTGGTTTGCGCCCTTCGTCTCGGCCGATGGCGCCGCCCTCATCGGCCGCGAGACGGCATCGGCGCGCACCCGCGACCTCGACCGCAACAACCGCTATGTCCGCGCCATCGTCTCGCGCCTCGTCGACATGATGGTCGGCTCCGGTCTGCGCCTGTCGTCGAAGCCGGACGCCCGCGCCCTCAGGATCGAACGCCAGGCGGCGACCGATCTCGGCCGGTTGATCGAAAGCGAGTGGCGTCTCTTCGCCGAGGACCCGCTCTACCGCGCCGACGCCCGTCGCAAGGTGACGCTGAACGGCCAGTTCAGGGTCGCGGCCCGCACCTTCGTCTCGATGAACGAGGCGGCGGCGGTGCTGAAGTGGAAGCCCGAGGGCGAGCATTTCGGAACCTGCCTTCAGGTGGTGGACCCGGACCGCATCTCGAACCCGGCAGGCCGGCCAGACAGCAATGTGCTGCGCGGCGGCATCGAGTTCGACCTGGATGGGGCGGTCATCGCGGCGCATGTGCGCAACGCCCACCCGTCCGACTACTGGCTCGGGGCCTCGATGGACGCGATGACCTGGACCCGGGTGCCGATGCGGGACGAGCGCGGCCGGCCTGTGTTCATCCATGCCTTCGAGCCCGAGCGCGAGGACCAGACGCGCGCCATCTCGGCCTTCGCCGCGGCGCTGCCGGCCCTGAAGCAGCTCGGCCGCTTCAGCGATGCCGAACTCGGCTCGGCGCTCCTCAATGCCTTCATGGCCATGTTCATCAAGACCTCGCGCACGCCGCAGGAGGTCGCGGAATCCATGTCGACGAGCGAGGGGACGGATGCCGAGAACCTGCGGCTGAAGTTCTACACGGACAATCCGATCCGCGTGAACGGCACCCGCATTCCCGTGCTGCCGTTCGGCGACGAGCTGACGCTGAACACGACGGCACGCGAGGCCTCGAGCTTCGTCGAGTTCGAGCAGGCCTTCCTGCAGCAGATCGCCGCCTCGTCGGGGGTTAGCTACGAGCAGGCCTCCTCGAACTGGAGCCGGACGAACTACTCCTCCGCCCGCGCCTCGCTCGTCGAGATCTGGCGCACGGTCACGCGCCTCTCGGCGCAGTTCGTCGAGCAGTTCGTCTGGCCGGTCTACCTCGCCTTCCTGGACGAGGCGATCGAGACGGGCCGCATCCCGGTCCCCCCGGGCGCTCCCGACCTGTTCGAGGCGCCCGCGGCCTGGCTGCGCGCCCGCTGGCTCGGCCCGCCGCGCGGCTATATCGACCCGGTCAAGGAAGCTCAGGCTGCGCAGATCCGCATCGACACCATGGTCTCGACGCTGGAGCGCGAATGCGCCGAGCAGGGGCTCGATGTCGAGGACGTGCTCGACCAGCTCGCCCGCGAGCAGGAGGAACTGGCGTCTCGCGGCCTGACCCGCGCCAGCACAGCCACCCTGATGACCGTTCGCGCCCCGACGGACGAACCGGCCGCCGCGCCCGCCAAGGACTGACCGATGAACCGATCGCCCCTTGCAGCCCGGCTGACCAGTCAGCCGGTCCTGATCTCGCCTGCCGGCATGGACGGGCTGCTCGCAGCCGGCCCCACCCCGGGCGGCAGCGGCATGGTCTCGCGGCTCCTCGGCGCGCTGGGCAAGCGGCCCGCCGCCGGCGCCTCAAGGCCTCAGGCGCGCGTGCCCGATGCCCTGGCCGGCCGCGCCGTCGAGCACCGCGAAGGTTACATCCTCGCCGATGGCGTCGCCGTCATCCGCGTCGATGGCGTGCTCTGGGATGAGGGCTACTGCTACGACGACGGCTGGTGGTCGTTCTCGCTCTATGGCTACGACGACCTGCGCCGCGCGCTCGCAGCTGCCGCCGCCGATGATGCGGTCCGGGGCGTCTGGCTCAGGATCAACTCGCCGGGCGGCCTCGTCACCGGCATGACCGAGACCTGCGCCGTCATCGCCGCCTTCGAGAAGCCGCTGACGGCCTTCGTCTCGGGCGATGGCTGTTCGGCCGCCTATGCCCTCGCCAGCTCGGCGCAGCGCATCGTCTGCGCGCCCGCCGCCGCCGTCGGTTCCATCGGCGTCGTGTGGGTTCATCTCGACACCTCGAAGATGAACGAGAACTGGGGCCTCGCCTACACGCCGATCCAGTTCGGCGCCGCCAAGACCGATGGCGCGCCCTTCAAGCCGCTCTCGGACAGCGCGCGCGCCCATTTCCAGGGGCAGATCGACACGCTCGGCCAGCGCTTCGCAGAGCACGTCGCCGAGCGGCGGGGCCTCTCGGTCGAGGCCGTCATCGCCACCGAGGCCCGCGTCGAAATGGACGAAGCGGCGCTGGCGCTCGGCCTGGTCGACGAGGTCGCGCCGGAGGCATCGGCGTTCTCCGCCTTCGCACAGTCGCTTTCCGCCGGGGCTCCGGCAACACCCACCGCGTCGCCGGCCTCGGCGCAGCACGCGGCAATCCAGGAGAAGACCATGGGTCTCAAGCAGCAGATCGAGGCCGCCCTGAAGCGCAGGAAGGCCGGCAAGGCCAGCGCCGACGACGTCCTGAACCAGATCGCCGCCCTCACGGCCAAGGCCGAGGCCGGCGAGGAGGACGACACCGCCGCCGTCGATGGCGAGGACGAGGAAGAGGAGGCCGGGACCGAGGAAGACGACACCGCGGCGGAGAGCGGCTCCGACGAGGAGGAGACCTCCGAGGACGAGGACAAGCCCGCTGCGCGCAAGGCCAAGGCCACCGAGCCGAAGGCCGGCACCGCCGCCTATGCCCTCGCGGTCATGGACCTGCCGGAGGCGAAGGGCCGCGAAGCCCTTGCCCGGACGCTCGCCGCCGAGGGCCTCCCGCTCGCCAAGGTCAAGACGATGCTGGCCTCGGCCCCGAAGAAGGCGGCCTTCGCGCCGCAGAACCCCGGCGTGACCTCAGCTGGCGGCGGCAAGAGCGCCTCGGACGCCGATGCCCGTCTGCTGGCGGCGGGCGCCGCGCTCGCCCAGCGCCGGGCCTGATCGCCAGTCCCCTCAACCTCCCACACCCATCTCAACAGGAGAGCCCTGAATGTCTCCGCTTCCCACCGCGGCCTCCCGGCCGAAGACCCTCTCCGATCTCGTGAAGCACGAGACGGACCCTCTGACCGGCCGCCGCACCGGCGTCCTCCTCGCCGGCTCGGGCGCGGCCCGCGCCATCGCTCTCGGCACGCTCGTCGCCGTCCTGAACCTCGGTACCCCGACGGTGGCAGCCAAGGCGGGCGGCAATGCCGCCAACACGGGCCTCCTGACCCTCGACGTCACCACCCCGCTCCGGCCGGGCGCCAAGCAGGGCGTCTACGCGGTGCGGTGCATCGCGGCCGCTGCGAACAGCGGCACGTTCCGGGTCGAAGATCCGGACGGCAACGTGCTGGGCGACGTCGCCGTCGGCGCCACGTTCGACGACGACGTCAAGTTCGTGATCGCCGACGGCGCGCAGGACTTCATCGTCGGCGAGGGTTTCGACATCACGGTTCCCGCGGGCAACGGCAAGCTGGTTGCCTGGTCGCCGACCGGCGTCGGCGGCGCGGAGGTGGTCGCCGGCATTGCCCTCAACGAGGTGACGGCCGCTGACGGCGTCGATGCGGTGGATCCGGTTCTCTACCTGCGCCGGGACGCGCTCGTCGTGTCCAGCGAGATCGCCTGGCCGGACGGCATCTCGGCCGGCGACAAGGCGCTGGCCCTCGCCGCGCTGGAGCGGCTCGGCATCAAGGCCGACCCCGCCTGGTAAGGCCCCAGCTCATCGAATCCTGACCAGAGGGCGTCGGAGCGATCCGGCGCCCTTGTCGTTCCGCAACTCCGAAACGCCCCGAAAGGCTCTCGCGCCATGTTCAACTGGCAGTACTCCAACGTTGCCCTGACGGGCACCATCAACCGCGTGCCGAACCTCTACGGCCTCCTGAACCACCTCAATCTGTTCCCGTCGAAGTCGATCGCGAACACGGTGGTGGAGGTCCGTTACGAGGACGGCCAGATCATCGTCCTTCCCGCCACCGAGCGCGGCGCTCCGCCCTCGCTCGCCGGCAAGCGCAGCGGCAACACCATCTATCTCGGCGTGCCGCACTTCCCGCATCTCGACATCCTGACCCCGGCCGACATCCAGAACATGGTGACGGTCGAGGGCGACCAGTTCCGCCCCCGCACCGCCGAGGACGAACTCGCCGCCAAGCTGCAGCTCGTGCGCATGAAGCACGACATCACCCGAGAATACATGCGCATGGGTGCGCTCAAGGGCGTCATCAAGGATGGCTCCGGCAAGACGCTCTACGACATCTTCGCGCACTTCAACGTCACCAAGAAGCAGGTCTTCTTCGACCTGTCGAACGCCGCCGCCGACATCAAGGGCACGTGCGAGGCCCTGCACGATACGATCGCCGAAGACCTCAAGGGCGAGACCATGACCAATGTCGAGGTCGTCGTCTCGACGGGCTTCTTCAACAAGTTCGTGCAGCACCCCAAGGTCGAGAAGTACTACGAGAAGCATCCCGCCATGCTGCTCCTCACGGGCATGACGCGGGAGCCGGCCTCGGCCTGGGGCCGCTCGTTCGAACACGAGAACATCCTGTTCCGCGAGTACAAGGGCATCGCCTCGGTGAAGGACGCCAATGGCGCCGTCATCAACGAGCGCTTCGTCGCCGCCGACATGGGCCACGCCTATCCGGCGGGCACGATGGACGCCTTTGCGACCTATGACGCGCCTCCGCACCACATGGACATGGTCAACAAGCCCGGCGTCGAGATCTATGTCTCGCAGAAGGTGCTCGACCATGGCGCGGGCATCGAACTGCACTCGCAGTCGAACTGCCTGGCGGTGCCGCGCCGGCCGGAGCTGCTCGTCGAAGTCTCGGCCGCCGCCGATCCGGGCTGACCGGTCCGATGATCGACATCGCCAAAATCGCGGCCGAGGGCGTCTCCGGCGCCCTCGGCCTCGCCGCCACCTATCGCGCTCCGGGCTCGGCCCCCGACGCGACCGGTCTTGCCGTGCGCATCGTGCCGAGCGATGCAGACGCCAGGATCGAGCTTGCCGGCGGGCGCACGCCCTTCGGCCGCGAGGCCATCCGCTTCCGCGTCTATGCGGTGCCTGTCGGCGCCGCCATTGACCTGTCGAAGGGCGGCACCATCACCCGCGCCGCCGACGGCTTCGCGATGTCGGGCGAGGCGTTCACCCTGACCGGCGACGGCGAGGCCGCGGACCGCGGGCGCTGCTCGTGGTTCGTCTCGGTGAGGCGAGCCGCCTGATGAAGGTCTCGACCACCGTCGACCTCTCCGGTTTCCGCCCGGCGGAGGCCGGCAAGGCCATCGCCCGTGAGATCGGACCGCGCACCGCCGCTGCCACCGAACGGCTGAAGACGCGGCTGCGCGGCGACACGCGCGGGGCTCTGGGCTCCCGCATGGCCAACACCTGGCGCGGCGAGGTCTATCCGGTGAAGCGGCCGACCCGGACGCTGAACCCGGCGGGCCTCGTCACCTCGAATGCCTCGAAGGTCGTCTCGGCCTTCGATCCTGGCGCACTCATCCGCGCAAGGAATGCGACCTATCTGGCCATCCCGACCGAGAACGTGCCCCGCGTCGGCAGGGCAGGGAAGCCAATGACCCCCGTCGAGGTCGAGGCCCGGTTCAATCAGGAGATGGAGGTCACTCCGTCGCTGACCAGGCCGGGAACCTTCCTCCTCGTCATCACGGCCCGCCGCGGCAAGCGCGGCGTCCGCGAGATCAAGGCGAAGACCGCGCGCGGTTTCTGGCGGCAGGCCGAGCGCATCGTGATGTTCGTCCTCGTCCGGCAGGTGCGGCTGAAGCCGCTGCTCAACTGGCGCCGCATCATCGCCGCAGAGCAGGCCGCCTTCGCCCAGGAGATCAGGGCGGGTGTCGCCACGGCGTTGCGACCCTTCGGAGGCGCTGCATGACTAAGACCGAAAGCGCCCTGCGGGCCTTCGCCGCGCTCTGCGCCGGGGCCGACAGCCTGCCGCCGCTTGGGCGCAACGTCGTCACCTTCAGCCGGGTGAAGCCCTTCACCGTGACCCCGGAGGAGGGCGATCCGGTCATCGCTGATGTCGCCTTCGTGCTGTTCGACGGCTCTGGCCGGATCGATGCTGAGCGCCTCTCGCTCCACGACAACGAGATCGAGCACACCGCCGACCTCGAGATCCTCGTCCAGGGCGAGCACTGCGACGCGGTGTTCGACGCCATCCTCGAGGCGGTCGGCGGGCTGGTGGAAGCCAATGCCGCCGGCACCGACTGGGATCACCTCGAACTCGGCGTTCCCGCCCGCGACTTCGCGCCGGACGAGAGCCACGACCAGGGCAAGGGCTGCGTCCTGCCCGTGATCTTCACCTTCCGATCCGCCCAGCCCTTCTGAGGAGCCGCACATGAGCACCGTCACGCCCCTGAAGGGCAAGAAGACCAATCTCTTCGTCGGGGTCGAGGATACCTATGGCACGGCGCCGGTCGCCGCGGAGGCCTGGGCGCGGCTTCCCTACTATTCCGAGACGCTGAAGCCGAACCGGCCGCTGGAGCCGGACCCGGTCCTCGGCAAGGTCACCCACAACGACCGCGATCCGACCGATCCGGCGCCGAATCTCCTCACCCATGGCGGCGACATCGTCCTGCCGCTCGACCTCGGCCTGCTGCCGATCCTCGGCTACCTGACCTTCGGCGCGCCGGTGACGACCGGAGCGGGCGCGAACCTCATCCACACCTTCGGCTCCGGCGTCGCCGAGATCCCGACCTTCTGCGCCGAGCTGGAGGCCGGAACCGCGAAGTTCCGCCACCACGGCCTCGCCATCTCGCGCCTCGCCATCGCCGCCAAGCGCGAGGCCGGCTATCGCCGCATCACCGCGACCCTGCTCGGCCAGAAGATGAGCATCCCGGGCGCGCTGGCGCGGCCCGCAGACCTGCCGGACCCTTCGGCGGAGCAGGTCGCCGCCGCGATCGGCGTGGTGAAGTGGGACGGTGTCGCCATCGCCCAGCTGATGGAAGCGACCGCCCAGTACGACACCGGCGCGACGCCGATGGAGTACGTCAACGGCACCGAGGAGATTTCCGGCATCGAGCTCGGCAACGACGCGGCCTTCACCGGCCGCCTGATGATGCGCTTCTCGAACACCGACTTCTATGCCCTGGCGCTCGCCGGCACGCCGGGTGCGCTGTCCTTCGAGTACACGCTCAACGCCAACCGCGCCCTGACCCTTTCGACGCCGCGCGCCTTCCTCGCCCAAACCGGGCCGGAGATCAGCGGTCCCGGCGGCCTTGAGGCCTCCTTCGACTTCACCGCCGCGCAGGGCTCCGCCGCCGACATGCTGACCATGGTGGTCAAGACCGGCGCTGAAGCCTTCCCGCCGGCAGCCCCGTGAGAGGACTGACCATGCTTCGCCTGTCCAAGACCCTTCCCGCGCCGGCCCGGGCCGACTTCGGCGGCGGCGCCTTCGCCATGGTGCGCCCGGCGACGAGCGTCGACTACGAGCGGGCCCGCCAGCAGGCCGGCGCCATGGCCGCGGCCATCGCCACGACCGACGAGGCGCTCGCCCTGTTCTCGCAGGTCTCCGGGCGCCCGCCGGCCGACGTCCCGACCACGGAGGACGTCATCGCCTCGGCGCACAGCCTGGCGCTGATGTTCCTCGCCGCCGAATGCATCACCGAGATCCGGGGCGTCGCCGTCGGCGACGAGGTGATGACCGCCCCGCTCACGCCTGACCAGACGGCGCTGCTCGTCCGCGACGTGCAGATCGCCACCGCGATCGAGGAGCGGATCTTCGCCCGCATCGCGCTGGAGGCGGACGAGGGAAACGGATCGCCGCCCTCGCGCGGTGGCGCGCCGGGGGCGGACGGAACTACTGCCGGGGATGCCGGGCATCGGACGAGCCTTGCGCCCGCGGGCTTCCCGGTCGCGATGGCGAGTGCTGCCCCGAGGTCCGACATCATCCACTGACCCGCGAAGGCACCTGGACGGCCGATGTGATCGACCGCCCCGGCGTCTGGGCCCGCGCCGGCCTCGCCGGCACCATCACGGGCCTTGCCATGGCGGAGGCCCTTGCCGGGCTCCCCGCGGCCCTTGATCGCGACCTGGTGGCAAAGCTGCTCGCACGGGCCGAGGTCTCCATGGTCAGCGCCATGGTCGAGGCCGCGCCCGACGCGCCGCCGAAGACCTGACAGCCCCTTCAATCCCAGAGGTTCCGGCATGACCGACAAACAGTCGGCCATCGTGATCCGCTTCGCCGTCCAGGACGGACAGAAGGTCACGGAGGCGCTGAAGCGGCTCGAACAGGACGGCACGGCCTCGCTGAAAAAGCTGGGCGACGGCGGCCAGGCGCAGGCGCGCGGCTTTGTGCTGCTGCAGAGCGCCACCGACGAGCTGCGGAACCGCATGGCGGCCGCCGCCGGCGGTGCCGGCTCCTTCGGCACGGTTCTGTCCGGCGGCTCGGCGAAGGCGCTCGCCTTCGGCGCGGCGCTCGGCATCGTCGTCGCCGGCATGAGGGCCTTCATCTCGTCGGCGCCGCAGCTCGTCGCCAATGCCGATGCCGCCGGCCTGTCGCTGGAGCGCTACCAGTCACTGCGCGCCGCCATCATCGATTCCGGCGGCAATGCCGAGCAGGCGAGCGGCGGCCTCCGGCAGTTCGCCGTGCAGATGCGCGCCGCGAACCTTTCGACCGGTGACCTCTACGAGGCGATCCGCAAAATCAACCCGGAATATGCCCGGCAGATGGCGCTCTCGAAGGACCTTGGCGAGGCCCAGCGCATCGTCGTCAAGGCGATGGACGATGCGGCGCTCGCCTCCCAGAAGGCCGCCATCGGCAATGCCGCCTTCGGCGAGAGCTGGCGCTTCGTCGCCGCCGGCATCCGCCGCGACCAGGCCGGCCTCGTCTCGGCCGAGCGCATCATCTCGCCCGAACTGGTGCAGCGGGCGGCCGAGGTCTCGGCCAAGATCAACTCCATCGTGGATGCGATCAGCGTCCGGTTCGTCAGTGCCATGGGGCCCGCCGTCGAGCTTCTGAACCGGTTCTTGACCGACCTCGCGAAGGTCGAGGCGGGTGGCCCGGGTTATGAAACCGAGCGGTCGCAAGTGTTCGGCCACCGTCGCCGAATTCAGGCTGCACAGCTCTCGGGGACGGCGCTCCATCCAGTCGATCAGTCCTTCGTGGAAATGGAGCGAGTCACTGAACGGCGAGCTGCGGCGCAGAAGAAACTGGATGAGTTGAACCGCGACTATGTCCGGATCGAAGAGGAGTTCAACAACGCCTCCGCCCGGATCGGTCAGGCACGCAATCAGGGCGCGGGTTCGGCCGATCTGGGCACTCTGCAGCTTGTCCAGGCCGGTCTCCGCAATCGCAAGCTGGCAATTGGTGAGGAGCGAAAGCAGCTTCAGGAGGAGCTGGGGCGGCTTGCTGCTGAGGAAGATGGGATCAGTCGGCGCTATCAGGAGCAGATGAGGCGCGGCAGCTCAGCGCCGACCCCTGCTCGCGAGGTGCCCGAGGTCACTGTCAGGCCCTCGGCGGCCGCTATCGCCGAAACGAAGCGTCAGGACGAGATCCGCGCGCTCACGAACGAGCTCGACTTCCTGAACAGGAAGACCGCGGCGATGGGGGAGGCCACGTCCGCCACGGACAAGGCTCGCATCGCGGCCATCAACCTCCGGCTCGCCGAACTCGACAGCCAGAACGTCCAGAACCGCCGCCTGGCTCTCACCCAGCGCGACATCGACCTGACCCGGTCGGTGAACCAGACGCGGCTGGAGGCGGAGCGCGTGGCCGCCCGGACCGCGATGGGTGTCGCCACCGAGGAGGAGCGTCTCGCCCTCAAGCGCCGCGAACTCGACAACCAGCGGCGCCTCGGCATCATCAGCGAGACCGAATATGCGCGGGCGCTCGAGCTGTCGCGCCGTCAGCTGCGCGAGACGGTCCAGCAGGAGCAGGTGAGGGCGTCCTACACGCCCGGCCTGACCAAGATCCGCCAGGATGCGACGCGGGACCTGCGCCTCGACATCGACGAGGGCGCCACCCAGAGCGTCAACGAGTTCAACAACGCGCTCTTCCAGGTGGCGCGCGGCTACAAGGACGCTAAGACCGCCGCGCTCGACTTCGGCGCCTCCGTCATTGCGATGTTCGCGCAGATCCTCATCAAGCGGCAGATCCTCGGGCCGCTGGCCGGCGCGCTGTCTGACGGCATCGAGAGCTTCGCCAAGGGCATGTTCGTCTCCTCGGCCATGGGCAATGTCGTGACCGCCGAGGGGCCTCTGTCGCTGTCGCGCTACGCTCTTGGCGGCATCCATCGCTCCTCCGGCGGCATTGCCCGCCGCCCGACCCTCTCGCTGTTCGGCGAGGGGCGGACACCGGAGGCCTATGTGCCGCTGCCCGACGGGCGGACCATTCCGGTGACGCTCGACCAGCGCGAGAGGGTCAACCCCGTCGCGCCGCTCTCGGCGCTCGGCGCGCCACCCGTGTCCATGACCACCAATGTCTCGATCGAGCCGCCTGCAGGCCACGAGGCGAAGATGGAGCGCCGCCAGAACGCCAGTGGCGGCGAGGACCTCAAAATTGCCTTCCGCGACGGCGTCCGGAGCGTCGTGACCGAGGACCTCCGCGAGTCGGGCCCGATGGCGGACGCCCTCAAGATGAGGGGCCGGAGCTTCCGGTGACATCACAGCAGCGAGACCACCATGCCGCTTCCTGATCCCGGCACCTGGCCCGCGGGCATCGAATGGCGGCCGCGCCGCCAGTCCTTCTCCGAGAGCCCCCATGCGGCCGTCCGCGCCATCCGCATGGAGGCCGGCAACACGGCCCGCGAGGCGCTCGACGCCGACGAGGTGGTGCGGGTGCAGGTGCTCTGGCGCTTCACCCCGACCGAGTGGAGCGAGACCATGCGCCCGTTCTTCATCGACCACCGGGCCACCGGCTGGGTGGGCGACTGGGTCGACGCGGGCGGGGCGACCCGCACCGGCCTGATCGTGGTCGACGGCGAAGCGCCCCGCGGCACCATTCGCGGCCGCTTCGTCGAGGTGACCGCGACCCTCGAGATCATCCCGGACGAGGGCGCCTGATGAGCGACCCGACCTTCGACGAGGCCTGGGCCGAGGCCGCAGCCTCCAACCGTCGCAATGCCGGCCGGCTGGTGACCCTGGAGTTCCTCCACCCCGGCATCACCGCCGAGGACGTCATCGTGCCGGTGCGCGCCGTCGCCGCCAGGCGCGCCTACGACCTGCGCCTCGAGGACGATGCTCCGGTGAACGCCAGCGAGCTCGTCACCTTCGAGCCCCTCGGCTTCTCGTCCTCTATGCCGGTGCGCGCGGCGAACGGCGCCGTCACCTGCCGCATCTCGATCGCCAACATCGGCGGCCGCCTCTGGCCCTATATCGAAAAAGCCGTCGAGGTGCAGGCGGATGCGACCCTGATCCTCAGGCAATACTTCAAGAGCGATCCCGACACGATCGTCTTCGGCCCGGTCGTCTTCGTCGTCACCGGCGTGACCATGGCGAACGGCACGGTCGAGGGGGAGTGCTCCATCGACACCCATGCCGACGTCATGGTGCCGTCGCTGAAATACACCGCCGACCGCTTCAACAACCTCAATGGGTGAGGGCTCCCGCGCGGCGATCCTCGCCGGCCTGATCGGCAAGCCCTATCGCGACCGCGGCCGCGGCCCGGATGCCTTCGACTGCTGGGGCCTCGTCGCCCATGTCCGGCCGACGCTGTTCGGCGGGCCGGCGCTCCCGGATGCCGACATCGGCCCCGCCGAGGTGCGCAAGGTGGCGCGGGCGTTCGCCGACCCGCGCCATCGCGCCGGCTGGGCCGCTCTGCCCGTCCCGCGCCCCTTCGCCGCCCCCGACGGCGCCATCGTCATGATGGCCCGCGGCGACATTCCGCATCACGTCGGCCTCTGGCTGCAGCCCGAGGGCGCGATGCTCCACTGCTGCTCCGCCCAGCGGGTCGTCATGGACCGGCCGGGCCATCTCGCCGCCGCCTACTGGCGGATCACCACCATCCTCGTTCCGGAGCCTGAAGCGGGTCCATGACCGTCCTCGCCGTCGCCCAGCCGATCGCCGTGCAGCATGTCGTCGCCCCGGGCGCGCTGGCGCGCCAGGCGCTGGCGCGCGCCGGCGAGAGCGTGGCGAAGTTCCTGAAGCGCCACCGCTGGCGCTTCGACCTCGACACCATCCTGGTCATCAATGGCCGGCCGGTGCTGCGGCGCGACGACGGCTGGAAGACCCGCCGGTTCGCGCCGGGCGACGTGGTGCGCTTCGTCTCGCGGCCCTTCGGCGGCCAGCAGGGCAAGCAGATCGGCGGTCTCATTGCGCTGATCGCGCTCACCGTCTTCGCCAGCTGGGCGATCGGCCCGACGCTTGTCGGCTCGGCGCTGCTCGCGACCGTCACCAAGGCGGTGATCGTCGCCGGCGGCATGATGCTCTACAACACGCTGGTCTATCCGAAGCCCGGCAACCGCAGCGACGAGGACAACCTCTATTCGTTCAATGCCGCGGGCAACACGGCCCGCCCGCTGGAGACCATTCCCGACGCCTATGGCCGCCTGCAGCGCGACCTCGACTACGCCGCGATCCCCTACAAGACCTATTCGGGCAACGTCGAGTATTTTCAGGGCCTCTTCATGATCGGCGACGGCCGGTACGCGCACGAGGCGCTGCTGGTCGACGACATCGAATTCTGGACCGCCGAGGCCGCCGCAACCGACGGCACCGGCACCGGGCCGGGCGGCACCGTGCCGGACGGCTCGCTGTTCTGGACGGATGACGAGGGCGACCGCCCGACCTCGCCCGGCGTGCTCGACCCCTTCGAGGACATCCAGATCGAGTTCGTCGAGCCCGGCGAGCCGGTGACGCTGTTCCCGACCAATGTCCACCAGTCGCCGGACGTGAACGGTCTCGAATTCGATCATCCGGGCTCGGCCGGCGGCGGCTGGTCGCCGTGGTTCCCGGTCTGCAACCCGAACGACGTCACCAACCTGATCCACCTCGACATCGCGCTGCCGAACGGCTTCTCGCGCAACAACCACGACACCTTCGCCGACTACACCGTCGAGATCCGCCCCATCGACGCGGCCGGCGCCGCCACCGGGGCTGCCGTCTCGACCACGCGCCGCTATTCCGGCCTGCATCGCAAGCCGCACCGTTTCACGCACTCCTTCCCCCAGGCGGTGGCGCAGCGGTATGCCCTCAGGTTCCGGCGCGATGCCGAGCCGACGACCGGCGACAACACCGACTTCTATGCGGCAGGCCTGCGCGCCGAGATCCCCGGCGAGACGGTGTTCCCGGAGGGGACCATGGTCGCCGTGCGCATCAAGGCGACGAAGCAGCTCTCGGACTATTCCTCGCGCCGCATCCGCTATCGCGGCACGCGCATCCTGCCGGTCTGGACCGGCTCGGCATGGGAAGAGCAGCCGACCCGCAACCCGATCTGGGCCGCCATCAACCTGCGCAGCAATGCCGACTATGGCGGCAAGCTGCCGCTGGAGCGCTTCCAGCTCGACGAGTGGATCGCCGCCGCGGCGGCCGCCGATGCGCGCGGCGACTGCTTCGACCACGAGTTCAAGAACGCGGTGAAGGTGGGGGAGGCCGTCGACCTCGCCCTCGGCGCGGCGCGCAGCAAGCACCGCTGGTATGGCCACATCCTCGGCCTCGTCCGCGACGAGTGGCAGGCCTCACCCCGCATGCTGGTGACCGACCGCGAGATGGTCGCGGGCAGCTTCTCCCTGACCGCGAACTTCCGCGACGAGAACGCCCCCGACGGCCTGATCGTCAATTACATCGACCAGGAGATCTGGCGGCCGGCACAGGTGGTGGTGCCCATTGGCTCCTCTCCGGTCAATCCGGTGACGGAGGAGCTGCGCGGCGTCACCAGCCGCGCCCATGCGACGCGCGAGGCGGTGTTCAAATGGAACGCCCAGGTGAAGCGGCGGATCGGCCCGAGCTTCACCATGCTGCTCGACGGCCACACCCTGAACTACGGTGACCACCTCGACATCCAGTCCCGCGCCCCGCAGGCCTGGGGCTCCGCCCATGCGGTCGTCGGGCTCTCCGGCAGCACCGTCAGGCTTCCTCGCGCCCCGCAATGGCCGGATGGCGTCACCATGTACGCCGCCATCCGCACCAAGACCGGCGGCCTATTCGGCCCCTGCCGCGTGACGCAGGGGGCAACGCCGCGGCATCTCGTCTTCGACGACACGGACCTCGCCGCGATCGTCACAGCCACCGGCATGACCCTCGCCGATGCGCTCGACCGGGCGGCAGACGCCGCGCCGCCCACGCTGGTGATGGGGGAGGCCTTTGACTTCCTGAAGCGGATGCAGGTGGTCTCGGTCGAGCCGCGCGGCGACAAGGCGCAGGTTGTCGGGTTCCTCGACGCCGAGGCCGTGCACGCGCCGGACGCGATCGAGGAGGCGCCGCGCCCGCCGACCCTGACCTATCCCTCGCGCAACCTGCCGCGCGTCGTGAGCCTCGACGCCCGTCTGCGCCAGGTGCTCTTCGAAACACGGCTGGAAGCCTCCTGGCCCACGGCGCCCAACGCCACCCGCTATGTCCTTGAGGTGAAGTACGAGGAGGCGGCGGTCTGGGTGCCGGTCTATGACGGCCCGGTCAACGCCTGCGATGTCGTCGTCGACAACTACACCATGCAGGTGCGCGTGGTGCCCTTTGGTGACCGCGGTGCCGGCCATGCCTCGCCAGTCGTCGACCTGGCCGAACTGGACGTGACGGTACCACCGGGAACGGTGGACTGGCAGGCCTTCGACAATGCGACCACGTTCGGCCTCACCGCCATGGCGGCGCAGCTGAAGGCGGCGCGGGACCTCGTCGAGCAGGTGACTGCCTCGCAGCAGGCGCTCGAGCAGGCGGTGCTCGACGGCGCCGCGGTTCAGGTGGAGAAGCTGAAATCGGTGAGGGGCTCTGCCCGGGCCGAGCTGTCGGACGTGCAGGTCGCGCTCGCCAGCGCCGATGCCGCGCTGACGGTGCGGATGGATACCGCCGAGAGCGCCATCGGTGCCAACACCGCGTCGATTGGGGATTTGGAGACGACGAAGGTCGATGCGGCCGGCGCCACGGCTGCGGCACAGACGCTGCTCAACGCCACCTTCGGCGCGGGCTCGGCCAATGTGAAATGGCGGCTTGCGGCGCTGGCAACGCCGGTCGGTTACGACGCCCTGTTCGAGGTCGAAGCCAGCGTCACGGGCGCCGGTGGAACCTTCAAGGCCAGCGGCTTCATGATCGCGGTGCTGACCGTCGGCGGCACGCAAATCAGCCAGATCGAGATGAAGGCGGACCGCATCCTGTTCCGGCGCCCCTCCGACAACGCGGTCGTACTCGGCTGGGATGCCGTCAATGCGGTGCTGTCGATTTTCGGCGGGACGTTCGAGGCGGGTGTCGTCCGTTCCCAGGATGGTCGATTCATCATCGACCTGATCAACAAGCTCCTCACGATCAAGGACGCGTCAGACAACATCGTCCTGCGTCTCGGGTACTACTGATGCCCGCGCCCGGCTTTCAGCTCGCTGATCTTGCCGGTACGCTTGGTCCAGGTTCGACGGACAGGCTCGGACGCGTCCTGTTCGAGGGCACGATTGCGGCAGGCGACAGCATTACCCTGCTCAATCTCAATTTCGACCTGACGAACAACACGACGATGAACGCCTCGACGGGCTTCATTTTCCTGACCGCATTCCCTTATCGCGTTTACAACAACGTCTCCGACACAGGGCTCCTCACGTGGAACAACACCACGAAGGTCCTGACTGCGGTGGGGGCGCCCCGCAGCATTATCGTGATTTCCTTCAGGAACACCGACCCACCCATCGGGGGCGTCGGGATGGTGATCAACAATTCCGCGGGCGATACGATCATCGACAACGTGCATCCCAATCTGGAGCTCGTGTCATCAGGCTCTCTGACCTCGTCTGGTATCTCCGACGTCAAGACGATGCCTGTGGAGGCTTCCCTCGGCGGCTCATTCACCATGCTAAGGTGGCCGATGGGCCAGGCGCTGGTGCGTGGGGGCGGGCGTCAGGTCGCACTCGATCTCGGCGGAACCATCGACTACCGCATCTATCGCATCAATCCCGTCTACTCGTGCATCGCCGGGGGGCCTCCGGGGCTGTGCCTTACTCGCGGGTCGGACGGATTGGTGCTGTTCGACAGCAAGCGGACATACGGCCGCCTTAAGACGCTGATCCAGTTCGAGAATTACAGTTTCGATTTCGAGGGGGGGTCCGGAGGAAACTCCTACTGGTCTCACAACGCCATCCCGACGACGTCGTTCTTCAGGGTCGACACGCACTACGCCTCTGGCACACGAGTCCTTGCCATAGCCAGGGTCACCACAACTCAGTGGACTTCATTCATCTTCGATCGAGTCGCCTACGGCCTCAGCGGCGCGTGGCAAACTTCTCTCGGCCTTGTGAGCGTCGGCACCTATCCCGGCGGTATCCTCCCGGTGACGCTCGTCGCTGACGCCTAGAGGCGCCAGCCCGAACCCGACCCCCTCCTGCCCACATTGCCTGCCTCACCCCTCCCCAAGGGAACGCCAGCCCATGTCCGACGTCGCCTACATCACCAATGCGGCAGCGACCCTGACCTTCACGGCGGGGTCGAAGACCGTGACCGTGACCGGCACCAACCCGATCCTCGAGGGCGTGCTGCGCGGGGACCGGGCGCCCGACCCAAACGGGATGGAACTGGCGATCGACGCCGTCGCCGCGGGTACACTGACCCTTCTGCGGAACGCGCCGACCTCCGGCACGGTGCAGTTCGACATCGCGCCGGTCTCGCGGCTGCGCACCTCGCTCGCTGCGAATGCGGAGGTCACGCGCGACGTCTATGCGAAGCTCCTGGCCGCAGTCGAGGACAACCGCTCGATTCCGGTGATCAGCCTGGCCACGGCCCCGCCGGGCTCGCCGGCGGATGGGGACCGCCACCTCGTCATCGCCACCGCCACCGGCGTCTTCGCCGGCAAGGAAGGCTATATCGCGCAGTACGACACGGCGAACACACGCTGGATCTTCATCGCGCCGATCGCGGGCATGAAGGTCACGATCGATGGCTCGGCCGTGCTCAGGATCTACACCGGGGCCGCCTGGACGGTCAGCGGCGCCACCGCTGCATCCGAGATCGCCTTCACTCCCACCGGTGGCGTGGCCGCGACGACCGTGCAGGCGGCGATCGCCGAGGTTGACAGCGAGAAGGTCACCAAGGCCAGCGGCACCACGGTCGGGAGGCTCTGGCGCTTCACCGATACGGCGGGCGGGCTCGGCCAGTCGCAGACGAGCGAGGACGGATCGGGCAACATCGCATGGGGCGCGTCGGGTGGGCTGGGCAGCCTGACCTCCGCGGGGTTCAGGCATGGTGACGCCAACACGCCCGCCGCCCGGTTCGATGCCAGCGCAGCAAATGTGACGCAGACGGCGTCGGTCTCATTTTCTGCCCGCGGCCGGCCCAACGCCTTCGAGTGGGGCCATGGCAACTCGGCGGGCTATGCCTGCACCTTTGGCTACCAGTCGTCGTCCGGGCGGCCCTACATCGTCTTCAACGGCGAGGCCGGGTCGACCGTCATCAACACGATCCGCACCCGGGGCGTGAAGGCGCGCGGTCTCATTGGCGACAACGCGGGCGGTCTGTCGTTCTTCACGGTGGCCAACGCCAGCGCCGACGACCAGACGATTGTCGAAGATGCCAAGCTGTCGTCCCTCGGCTACCTCGGGCTCGCAGGCAACAACAACCCCGCCGCTCCACTGACAATCGCTTCGTCGTCCAGCCGGGTCACGCCGGGCGGTGGCTATCTTGTCCAGAGCTACGGCGGCGGAAATTCCTACTGGCTGCTCAATGCAGCCGCCAACTTCAACTCGGCCGTTCACTTCGGAGACCCGGACAGCAACACGGTCGGCAAGATCGAATACATCCACAACGGTGACCGGATGGAGTTCCATACGGCCGGCGCCGAGCGGATGCGACTGACGTCGACAGGTAAGCTCCTCCTGGGGGGCACGTCGAACGGCGGCGAGATGCTCACCATCACCGCGCCAGCAGGCGGTTATGGCTACATCATCACCGACAGCACCTATGCAACGAACTGCATTCGCTTCAGCGCAGGCTACGGCGTGGAGATGGGCAATATCGGCGGTTCGCCGATGCACTTCATCACCAACAACGCCCAGCGCATCTCGATCCTGGCAGACGGTAAAGTCGGCATCAACGCGACGACGCCTGCGGCTCAGTTCGACGTCAACGGAGACGTTGCTCACCGCATGTCGTCGCTGACCGTAGCCAATGGCGCGAACCAGAATGTCTCGCGGCCTGCGTTTTCATCTCTCCGGATCTCCGCACCCACCGCCGCCTTCAACATCGGCGGCCTGACCGGCGGCACTGACGGCCTCGAATGCGAGCTCATCAACACGACCGCCCACCAGATGACGCTCAACAATGAGGACGCGTCCTCGACAGCCGGCAACCGCATCGTCACCGACACCGGCGGCAACCTGAACTGCAAGCACGCCGTCCTTCGCTACGACGCCACCGCCTCGCGCTGGCGCGTCATCTCCTTCCGCACCTGATCCGGAGACTTTTCCATGGCACGCCGCCACATCACCCTCGTCCTCGATCTGGACGGGGAGGGGAACCCTGTCGAGATCAACCGCGCATGGTCGGAGGACGAGGTGCATCTGCCGACCGGCGGCCTCGGCATGACGCCGAAGGTGAATGTCGACGAGGCGAGCCTCGCCGGCCTTCTGCCGGACCTCGCCGGCGTCACCGCCCAGCTCGTCGCGGCGCAGGACGCCCGCGACGCGGCCATCACGGCGAAGGACGAGGCCCTTGCCGCCAAGGCCGCGGCCGAGGCGGACCGCGACCAGACGGTGGCTGCGGCCGAGGCCGAGCGGGACGCGAAGGTTGTCGAGGTGGAGGGTGGACGTGCTGCAGCCGAAGCGGCGCTCGCCGGCAGGGACGAGACGATCGCCACGCTCGAGGCGCGCATCGCCGAACTCACGGCGCCGCCGGCGTCGATCATCGTCTCCGACCGACAGTTCTTCCAGGCGCTGGCCATGGGCGGCAAGATCACCGAAGCCGAGGCTGAGGCGGCGGTGGCCACCGGCACGATTCCCGCCGACGTGGCGGCGCTCGTCGACCAGCTTCCGGCCGACCAGCAGTTCAATGCCCGCATGCTGCTGAAGGGCGCGACCACCTTCCGCTCCGATCACCCGCTCTCCGACATGCTCGCCGGCCTCTACGGCTGGAGCGAAGAGCAGAAGCTCGACCTGTTCAGGGTTGCGGCGGAGCTTTGATGGGGCGGAGGCACGATCCGGTCATCTTCGCCAGATCCATTGCAGTTCGGGGTCTTCAGCGAAGAGCGATTGGTTTTCCGAGATCAGGCATCGAACATCAACCGCACCAAAGTAGTCTCGAACCGGTTGATCCGCTGGTGTACCGAATACAGCGACCCCGATTACACCACCCTGTTGATCAAAGCAGGGCCCGCCCGACGCGCCCGGGCGGCCTGTCCCAGCTCCGCACCAACAGGGCTTTTGATGAAGCGCCAAATCGGCCGCCGATAGATCGACCACCTTTTGCTGGCAGTCCGCCAGCTTAATGATCTGCAGGGCATCGGTAGAACGCATTTGACCCGGTTCGGGTCCGTCTTTCGTGAGATCGATGGTGCAGTCCCCGGATTCCGAAACCCAGCCGCGGATATGTGCACCCGTGGCAACGGCGTCTCTCATCGCGCTGATCGGCATAACGCGTTCGACGGTCGGTCCTCGAATTATCGAGACATCCCAGCCTGGTACGTCAATGACGTGCTCTGGCAAGACTTCTGCAACCCGCCGCATTCCTACCAAGAATAGCCGCTTGTGCGTCATTCCAGCGAGCGGGGCGAAGGCGTTCCGCATTACGTGAGAGGCTGTCAGTATGGTCCGTTCCGACACGGCGAAAGCCGATCCCCCTACGCCTCCTCGTACATCCGCGGCAAACGATGGGTTCCACGACAAGTGGAATATTGCATCCGGGGTAAATCTCTTAACCATCAACACTACCGGTACGGTGGGGCCTGCTACAGCGCAACCCAGTCGTCGCTTGCTGTCATCCCCGTTGAATCCCGTATTGCCTACAACCCTTGATGCGAATCGGAGAAGCTGAGGTTGTCGGGAACCGCTACGCACGCGATCCCGCAGGCCCGCCCGGCGGAAACGACCCACGTTCCATCCCAACGCCGGGCGGGTCACCCGTCCGACGCAGGACGACATCAACTGGCTATGGCCATACCGTCCGCCGCGGCCGCTACCGGCACTGACACTCCGACGAACTGCAATCACACCTCAGTCCTTGGCCCGTGCAGCAGCTTTCGCCGCCGCCGCAGCGCTCATAGAGCTGGCTGCAGCGCTGGGCGACCGTCGGGTCGCCCGCTCTCGTCAACTGCTGTGGTCGTTCGGTTCCCGTGAACCTGGCTACCAGGCGTTCAACGGAGGGCGTGGATGGGCCCGGGCTCTGCGCCGAGCTCTCAGTCGCGAGCCCGAACACCAATGCGATGAGCAGAAATGCAATGCGAAGCATGACCATTCCTCCCTTGCTCAGAGGGGGCGATGTTCTTCCTGTCGCCGCTTCCCGTCATCCCCGTTGAATCCCTGACCGCCTGCAACCTGTCGTAGCGCGGGAGAGCGCTTCCATGAACGCCCCGAACATTTCCGAAGCCCTGGTCACCGAGACCGGGCCGATGGCGCTCGTCGTTCTCGCCGGCATTGTCATGGCCGTCGGGCTGGCGAGGTGGGTGGTCGATTTCATCATCGAGAGCCGAAAGGACCAGCCATGACGGCCCTGCCTGCCAAATATGCCTTCCTGTCCCGGGAGGGCGCCCCGCGGACGCTGGTGGAGGCGCTGAAGCTCCACGGCACCCACGAGCGGGGCAACAACCCCGCGATCCTCGCCTGGGCGAACGAGGTCGGCCTTGCCGGCATCTACAGGCACACCTCCACCGCCTGGTGCGGTCTCTTCGCGGCCGTGGTGGCGAAGAGGGCAGGGTGGCAGCCGGTCAAAGACCCACTCTGGGCCCGCAACTGGGCGACCTTCGGCCAGCCGGCGCGGCCGGGGATGCTCGGCGACGTCCTCGTGTTCTCGCGCGGCACCGGCGGGCATGTCGGCTTCTATGTCGGCGAGGACGCCAGCTACTACCACGTGCTGGGCGGCAACCAGTCCGACCAGGTGAACATCACCCGCGTCGCCAAGAACCGGCTCCTCGCCGCCCGCCAGCCCGCCTGGCGCATCGCCGCGCCGGTCAACCGCCGGGTGATCCGCATGGCCGCCAGCGGCCCGGTCTCGACCAACGAGGCCTGATCCGCCTTCGCATGCCGCGCCGGGCGGTTTCCCGGCATCCTCCTGACAAGGTGTCTCCCATGAAACTCGCATTCTTCGTGCGGGCGCTTCTGCTCGCGCCCTTCCTGCTCGTCATGGTGCTCGCCGCGCCGGCCTCCGCCCAGGTGATCGACGGCGCGTCCATCTTCGGCGTCTGGAAGCCCTACATCGTCGAAATCGTCACCGGCGCCATCGCGGCGCTCGTCGGCTGGGTGATCAACCTCGCGCGCCAGCGCTTCAACCTCGATATCGAGGCCCGGCATCGCGACGCCCTGCAGACGACGCTCTCGAATGCCGCCGGCCTCCTGATCAACCAGCTCGACGGTGTCGCCGGCGGCATCAAGCTGGACGTGAAGAACGCCGCGATCGCCGAGGCGGTGACCTATGTCCTGAAGGGCGCCCCCGATGCGCTCAAATACTTCGGCCTCGGTCCGGAGCGGCTGCGCGAGATGATCGTCGCCAAGGCCGGCGCCACCATTCCGGCCACGACCTGACGATGTGGAGCACGCTCTTCACGGCGCTCGCGGGGTTTCTCGCGAGCGTCATTCGCGACGCCATCGCCGACTTCCGACAGTCGGCGACGCTCAAGGATCTCGGCCGCGCCGAAGGCGCCGTCGAGACCACCACCATCATTGCGGAGAGGGCCGATGCACAGGCCAAGGTCAATGCCGCTGATCGCGGCAGCGCTGGCGACGTCGCTCGCCGGCTGCGCGAGCGGCTCTCGAAGCCCGGCGCTCACTGAACAGGCCGGCGCCTCGATCGGCCAGCAGATCGCGCGCGCCTGCCCGACGCCGACCGACATCGAGCGGATGAAGCAGATCGCCACCTATCTGGAGACTGCGCCGCCGGGCCCCGGCCTCGACGCCATCGGTACGGAATGGGAGCGCCTCGACGCCGCGGCCCGCAAGTGCCGGGGGGATGGGTGATGGCGCCTGACGCAGCATCGATCACCATGATCGGGACCGTTCTCGTCGCCGTGCTCGGCAGCGGCGGCCTCGGGGGATACCTCATCGCCCGGGTGAACTCCCGGCCGACCCTGGCGACAGCGCTGAACGCCGCCGTCGAGATCATCCTGACCAAGTACCAGGCCGAGCTTCGAGCGCAGGGCGAGATCATCGCCGCCCTGCGGGGCGACGTCGCGACGCTGTCGCGGCTCGTCATGGAGCAGAACGAGACGATCACCGAGCAGACCGAGACGATCGAGGGACTGGAAAGCCATATCGACGTCCTGTCCGAAGCCATGAAAGCCGCCGGCGTGCCCCTTCCGCCGCGCAAGAAGCGCTCCGGCGCGAAGGATGCCCCATGACAGCGAAACGACCGCGAGGCCCCAGGCTGACGCCGAAGGAGATCGCCGCCCTCGAGGCGGCGCTGGTGACCGAGCCTCACGTTCCTGCCAGCGTCATTGGCCGCCGCTTCGGCATCAGCGACGCCACCGCCCAGGCTCACAAGCGCCGGATCATCGAGGAGGGGCGGATCAAGGTGGCGTCGCCGCCTTTGGCACCGGATGACGGTCAGTCGCCCCCGCAGGACGTTCCCGGCTATCGCCTCGGCGGCTCTGCCGCGGATCGGCGGGTGGTGGCCCTTGAGGACGAGGTGGCGGCCCTCAAGCGCTCGCTGCGCGATGCGCATCGCGATTCGCTCGATGCCGACGCCCTCCGCCGGCTGGTTGGCCTCGCGGCCGCTCCGCCGGCATCGCCCCCGTCATGGCTCGTCACGCCTCTCAGTCGCGATGGCATCGCCTGCGAGGTGCCGGTGGCCATCTGGGTCTGCTGGCATGCGGGCGAGCGCGTTTCTCTCGCTGAGACGAACGGGGTCAATCTCTTCGACATTGCGGTGCTGGAGCGCCGGGTGCGGCGTCTCGTCGAGACGACGATCCACCTGTGTCGACACCACGGCCCCGGCCGCTATCCGGGCATTGTGGTGAACCTGCTCGGCGACTTCGTCTCCGGCGGCCTTCATCCGGAGCTTCTAAAGACCGACGAGGAGGAAGTGATCCCCTCGACCCTGCGGGTACGGGACCTGCTCGTCTGGGCGCTCGACCGGCTCGCCGAGGAATTCGGTCGCGTCTATGTGCCCTGCGCCGCCGGAAACCACGGCCGCGGCACGCTGAAGCCGGAGTTCAAGCGCTACGTGTTCAAGAGCTTCGACTGGCTGATCTACCAGCTGCTCGCCCGCCACTATGCCGGCAACGCGGCGGTGCACCTCGACATCCCCGATTCGAACGAGGTGCTCTATCGCGTCTATGGCCAGCGCTACCTGGCGCTGCATGGCGACATGCTGGGGGTGAAGGGCGGCGACGGCATCATCGGCGCCATCGGCCCGATCATGCGCGGCGAGATGAAGGTCGGGAAGCAGTCCTCCGCCATCGGCAGGGACTACGACGTGCTGCTCATGGGCCACTGGCACCAGCAGCTCTGGCTGCCGCGCGCCGTGGTGGCGAACACGCTCAAGGGCTTCGACGAGTATGCGAAGAACTCACTGCGCGCGCCGCCGTCGACGCCGAGCCAGCCGCTCTGGTTCGTCCATCCGAAATGGGGGAAGACAGCGCACCGCGATGTGTTCCTCGAGGATCCGGGATTGCCCGCCGATGCGGCCTGGGTGTCCTGGACGAGCCCGGAGGTCGCGGCATGAGCGATGGGCCGACCAACCCCAAGGATGTGCTGGCGGTCTCGAAGCTGCCCCTGCACCTCGTACCCGACACGGTGAAGGTCTATGCCGCCCTTGCCTTCGCCGAGGGCGCGGCGAAATACGGCGGCTACAACTGGCGCGTCGCCGGCGTCCGCGCCTCGGTCTATCGGTCGGCGCTGGAGCGCCACCTGGCGAAGTGGTGGAACGGCGAATGGGCGGACGAGAAGACCGGCGTCCCGCACCTCGCCTCGATCATCGCCTGTGCCGGCATCCTTCTCGACGCCAACGCCGTCGGCAAGCTGACCGACGACAGACCGCCGGCCGCGCCGCTTGGGCCGATCATCGACGGGATGGAAGCGGACGTCCGGCGGGTTGTGGAAATGTTCCACCATTTTTCCCCAAGGCAGTTCACGATCGCGGACACCGGTGATTCTACCGAAAGCGGTTGAGCCGACCACGATCTGCATATCTGCCGGCTTTCGCCGGCCATTGTGACGCAACAGCTTTTCGCCTAGGTGCGACTGAGTGTTGACAATTTTCCCCACGATGATCAGGGTCGCACCAACGAAAGAGAGCCGCAAAGCCAACAAACACGCGGCTCCGACTTGGGAGGAACTGCCTTTTTAAGGCTGCGTTAACTCGCTAAGAGCACGCTGCGCACCGCCTGCCGCCCAGGCACTCATTCATTCCGCCGCGCTCGCGGCAACGAAAAAGCCGCCGCCCGTGGGCGACGGCTCCGGGGCCCCTACTTTGAACGGGCGGGGAACCCCTCAGTGTCAGGCCTCTCTCGTCTAGCGACGGGGGAGGCCGCGGCAGTGAGCGCGAACGCGCTCCCACCGGCCGAACCGGTACCGAACGTAATTCGTCACGGGGACCGGCATGTGAAGCGGACAGGCCGGGTAAGGCATATCCAACTCCTCTGTTTCAATCCGCGGCTTGAGGCCGCCCTCCAGCGCGCCCGGGTGGCGCGAAGAAGGTGAGGGGAGGAGGACCTCCCGCACACGGAACGAAACAGGAGCGAAATCTACGTGCTGCCGCGGCGCGTGCCAATCACTCGCTACCGCAGTTAGGCAACAATCCTGCTGCAGCAAGGTCAGCAAAGCGTCATAAGTGACTGGAATTTATATAAATTCGGAAGATTGGTGCCTGGGGATTAGTGGCCGCGCTTTCCGGCACTGAGCGACCCTGGTGGTAGCCCTACGACGCCGCGGGGCGAATCACCTGTGCGAATCTCCGATGCCTCCCCCCAAGGCGCCCAGCCCCGTCGTTCGGGCCTGCCTCCAGCGAAAGCGGCGCCTCCTCGACCTTGTCAGGCTCGTCATCTGATCCAAATAGCCGTCACGCGCGTTGATGACGCATGACCATTCCTCGCCCGAAGACCACTCCTGCCGATCCCGACCACGTGCTCGACGCCGAGTTCGCGCTCGAACCCTGGTTTCAGGAACTCGCCGAGAAGGCAAAGGCGTCCGGCTGGGACGAGGACGTCGTGACCATGGCGCTGGTCGGTCTCGCCGAGGCTCACCTCCACATGCGCAAGGCGAACGGCGCCACGGATCTCGCCGTCAGCCTCGCCCGCGAGAGGCGGCAGCAATAGGCTTCGGCTTCGGCAGCCTGATCACCGGCACCTTCGACGGCACGAAGCCGATGAGCGGGATGGCGATGTTGCGGACTGCATTTTTCATTTCCGTCTTTCCTTGTGTCCTGGCCAGTCCGGCATGCGCGTCACCTCCCGGCCGCCGCAGGCGGAGCATGCTGGCGGCCGTCCTGCGGTCGGGAAGGGCTCATCGTCACCCGCCTTCAACTGCGCCCATGTCAGCACCGCGTGATGGCCGCAGCCGACGCACCAGAGCCGGACGCCGGCGACGCCCTGGGCCTTCAGCATTGCAACGGTCGGTGGGCCGGTTTGGGCCGCGGTCGACGAGCGGACGATGCGCGCGCCATGGCTAAGCGTCACAGATCGGCCGGGCCGTTCCTTCACGGCAGCCTCATAGGCGGCGATGCCGATGACGGCATTGCGGGCAACGGCGAGCGTTTCGGCGACCTTGTCGCCCTCCCAGACCTCCACCCTGAAGGGGTGTTCCACCTTGCCGCCCATGCTCGCCGGCCCTCTCGCGGTCGGGCAGGCGGGGCGGCGGCGCGCAAGCGCCACCCACTGCGGGACAAGCCGGCAAGCCATCCCCGCATCGCCTGACCACGTTCCGTGAAAGCGACCCGCCGCACGCACCGGTGCGCAGGGCGGACGCTACTATGTTCCCGGAATGTTCTCAATGGTCTCTGTGAATGACGGCACCCGCCGGGTGCGCCCGGTCCATCCCGCCGCGGCCTATATCGGCGGCAAGAAACAGCTGGCGCGGCGCCTTACCGCCATGATCGCGGCGGTGCCGCACGAGACCTATGCCGAGCCCTTCATCGGCATGGGTGGCGTGTTCCTGCGCCGCGAGCGCGCGCCGAAATGCGAGGTCATCAACGACATCTCGGGCGATGTCGCGACCTTCTACCGGATCCTGCAGCGGCACTATGAACCGTTCATGGACATGCTGCGCTGGCGAGTCACCGGCCGGGCGGAGTTCGAGCGGTTGATGGCCACCGACCCGGCGACGCTGACCGACCTCGAGCGCGCCGCCCGCTTCCTCTATCTCCAGCGCACAGCCTATGGCGGCAAGGTGGCCGGCCGGAACTTCGGCATCTCGGTGGGCGTGCCCGGCCGCTTCGATGTCGGCCGCCTGGCGCCGATCCTCGACGAGCTGCACGATCGCCTCGCCGGCGTCGTCATCGAGCGGCTGCCCTATGCCGATCTCATCCAGCGCTACGACTCCCCCGGCACGCTCTTCTATCTGGACCCGCCCTACTGGGGCAGCGAGACCGACTATGGCGCAGGCGTCTTCGGCCGCGAGGACTTCGCGCGCCTGGCCGCCCAACTCTCCGGGATCTCCGGACGGTTCATCCTCTCGGTCAACGACGTGCCCGGGACCCGCGAGGCCTTCGCCGCCTTCGACATCGAGGGCGTGGATCTGACTTACACGATCGCCGGCGGGCAGGGGACGTCGGCGAAGGAGATCATCGTGACGTCGAAGGGGCTGCCGCGCCATGAAAGGATCGCCGAACTGTTCGACTAGGTCTCTACATCTATAGCACCGATGCGCCGTCCCTCAGGCAAACGTCCCACGAGTGCCAGTCGGGCGGTCCGCCATTCCTAATGCGGATGACCCCTTCGGTCCCGTACATCCGCTCGATCCTAGCGCCCATTTCCCGGAGTTGACGCCGCACTATTTGGGGGCGATTTATTTTCGATAAGGCTGCATCGGTTGACGAAGTCATGAATGCGTGCGGTGAATGAGCTCGAATTCTTCCCACGTCAGACGTGGTCGGTAGTTCACGCCCGCCACGTCGCCACGGCGTTACAATCGAAATGGGATCTTTACAAAGGAGGGTCTGCCAGACCTCGGCGTGATGCGCGTTCTGGGAGCCATGATGTGGAATTTTAAAGATTATCGATTGGTTGGTAGGCAGGTTCTTGTCAGTGAGAATGGCGCCCCATCCTCTATTGTCGTCTGCCGAGTTTTCCAGATCAGCCCCTAGCAAAGCCGATATCCCTCCCACGTCGATAGCGACCGCCACCGACATCAGATTGGGATCCTCCGGAGGGCACCGGATTTGCTGCGTCCTGTGGGTTGGCATTAGAGCAGCCAGATTTATTCGGCTCGCTTGGATTTCCCCGTCAGATGGTGACAGAGCCGTCACTCTCACGGCGCAGCCATGGCTAGTTTCGGTTTCGGGGATGGTGAGCAAAGGCCTTCCAGAGCACGCCTCTCGAACAACGCGATCGGCTGTCACTAAAGCTTTGAACACATTCGCTATCTCTTGGACCCCAGACCCCGCGGCTATCAATGGCTGGTCCTGATAGGCGTAGATCATTTGCTGAAACTCGTTAGCCTTTAGGGCCTGAGAACAGACAAACGTGGCATTCGCGCACTCTTTGACCACATCTGCCATTCCCTTGATGTGATCGTCGTGCCAATGTGTCGCAATGACCAGTTTAACTGCAGAGCTAGGGTCGACTCCGACACTGCGCAAATATGCAATCGGCTGAGTGAGTTCCCGCTTAGGTAATCGGCAAGAGTCAATTAGAATCCAAAAGCCATCCCCCACGTGGGCGAGGATGCTTTCACCAAAACCTGGTCCGAAGAAACAGAATTCGAGCTGATCCGCCCTTGGTGCTGAGTGCCGATCACTCCCATCGCAACTTCTCACTTTGACGCTGTGCGGCGCTGCGTGCTGCGCTGAGGTCTGCTTTTGTCCAGGCCGGCCGCTTCCGAAAAAGGATTTGAGAAACTCTCTTACGCTGTCCGGAAGCCATGCGCTCATAGCCGATCGCCCACCTAAAGATGCTTCCAATCCGCATGCTGGACTTGTCTTCTTCAAACGCCAGCTCATCAAAACTCAGCTGAATTTGTTCTTCCGGCTCTGAGCTCTTGGCCGTAATGTCCACAAGAATAGCCCGGAACGAGTCTTCTAAAATTTCCGTAACGTAGCCTTCCCACTCCTGCAAAGCGTAGAAGCTTGCTCGCGCTCGGCCTTGTTCGGTGGCGAGGTGCAAGCCGTGAGACTGTGAGGGTGAGCCTCCAGGTTCCTGACCAACACCGGCCGAACCGTACTGTATGCGAACAGAATCGGTTGCCGGCTCAGTTCGTGTAACGCGTGACTGCGCTCGCTGGAGCAAATCAAACTCTTCGAGCGGTAGCTGAGTGCCAGACGCATCGGAGGTCGCTTGGGAGTTTCCGTTCACAACTAGCGCTGTCTGAGCCATCACGCCTTCCGCATGATCTGATCGAATATGAACTCGGCCTTGTCGACCGACCACTGCCAATTCTGAGTAACGTGCCTTACGGCAGCATGTGCCGATGGTTCTTCCTTGCTGAAGTCCTGATGAATATTTGTCTCGACGAAAATGCCCGCAACATCCTTGAGCGTTCTTGACGGCTCTACCTTGACTTGAATGTGCCGAGCACGTTCATCGTGAACAACTTGTTGTTGCATGGTCAACGAAGTTAGGCCGCCCCGCCGTTTTCCATCTTTTGCGCAGAGATCAGGGGCCCAGTCTCCCCATGCTTCTGGAGGAGCCAACGAGAATCCGATTGCGTCACGAGCTTCAAGGTCACGGACGCGAAAATGGACATAGTGGTTTAGTCCCGCCGACCGAATAGGGGTGTGGGGAAGAAACTCTCCGAAGGTCGTCGCTATTAAATCTAGGATCCGAATATGCGGGGCGACTTGTGTGGTCACGGCAAAACGCTCCGGCTGGCAATTCAAATTGCCCCACTCGAAATCGAATTGCGTGAACTCATTGTGTACCAATATTGGCTTATCGCGATCAATGAACTCATCTTTTAGAAGTTCGTTTCTCACGAACCAATCGGGCGTGAAAATTGCGGGATTGAAACTCCCGACCAAAACGATCGAAGCTCCGTAAATGTCGGGCTCAATAAGCAACGGAGGTCACCATCTGGCTGCAAATGCTCCTCACGCGCGCGACGGAAAAATGCCCAGAAACCGCAGCTGGCACGTACCCGTATGCATGCTGGACGTCAACATTCCGGAAGGCGCCCGTCAATCGCCCTTTTGACACTCCGTGTATGAATGAAGGTAGAATGAGCCTGCAAGCGGGCGTCTCAATGTCGGGGCCCTACGGCGACCATCGCTCTTGCTGATCTCTTAGAATGAAGCCTGAAGCGGTGGAAGATTGGCTTAAAGGCAGCGTTGCGAGGTGGGCAGATTGATAGGCATCCCGCATGTTCATTAGGCTGACAGAAGCCGGCTTTCAGATCGAGTTTCACTCGCATGCTCGTGCGATTCTGGGAGTGGATTTCCCGGAGGTGGCCGATGAGATCGAAGAGATTCTCTTGGCCTCCTCCATCCCCATTGAGGAGATTATCGGATCGGGTGGTGGTGAGACGAGAGGGACGCAACGGCTTCGGCGCGCCCTCTTTGATCGCGGCTGGCGCAAGCACAATTTCGTCGTGCAGCGCGTCATCGATAAAAAGCCACTGGAAAGCCGGTCGCACGAAGTGGACCACGTTCGGGTCTTCGACGCTGGTACGGTCGCCCTCGAGATCGAGTGGAACAACAAGGACCCCTTTTTCGACCGCGACCTGGAGAATTTCAAGCGCCTTCACGCTGACGGCGCGATATCCATTGGGATCATCGTGACGCGAGGCGCATCTCTCCAGGACGACCTTCGCGGCATGGTCAAGCGGTTCGCGGAGGACAGGGCGCTTTCCACTGTCGATGACCTAGCCGGCCTCGGGCTCAGCCCGACCGCGCGCCAGCGTATGGATTACGCCCGCCGTCAACGGGCCGGCGTCACGTTCGCCGAAGCCTGGTCGTCGTCGTTTGTCGCCGACAAATTCGGTTCGGCGACCACCCACTGGCGCAAGCTGGAGGATCGTGTGCAGCGAGGTGTCGGCAACCCGTGCCCATTGCTTCTGATCGGGCTGCCAGCGTCTGTTGTCACGTTCGGCGAGCCTGCCGCCATCGTCGACGCCCTCATCCACGATGGCGACGCCGAAGCGCCGGAAGACCCGCTAATCGACTAGGATCAGATCGTCTTTCCGGGCGCCGGTGGCGCGGGAATGATGCGCGTAGGTCTTCCAGGTCGGCTCATAGCTGTCATTGGCCTGATTACCCCAGGTGTCCCAGCCCGTCCGGAGGCCGCGTCCGAACAGTTCGAGCCTGGGGCCCATCGAACATGCCTCGATCAGGTCATACTGCTCGTCGGGCTTCCGAGAGTGCTCGCGCTTGCGGGTCTGCATCATGTTGACCTGCCGCCGCCCTGGGGCCAGCGTGCGGGCCGACTTGCCCCGGACACCAAACAGAAGAAGCTCTGTCACGTTGCGAAAATAGAAACCGACGCCGCGCCCATCGGACCCGCCATCCTTCCGGATCTTGTGCCAGACAATGTTCGACTTGTAGGCATAACCCCACGATTCCATCACCTGCAGGCCTTCCGGCAGGAGGGCGTTGGGAACCCAAAGGTACAAATGGCTTACAGGTGCGGCTGCCTCCACGACCGGCAGCGCGCAAATTTCGCTCAGTGTCATGGTCGGGTAGCGAGACAGGCGCTTATGCTCGGGCGCCATCTTGCCCGTGCGGTTGACGAACTGCCATGGCGGGTCCGCCATGATCGTTCCGTACCTTCTGTTCTTCTCCGCGAGAAACCTGCGGAGGTCGTTGACCGGCGAGAGCACCTGCTCCGATGACGGCAAATCGTTCATTGACATGATCCCAGGGTCTCACGACTCGGATTATCGAAACTTGGTGGCAAACCGTAGCTGATCACGGTTCGTTCGTCCCTTGCAGATTGACGCGCATCGAGCGGCCCTTCGCATTCACCGCGGCCGATGTTCCTAGCTTCGACGTGCGTCGAAGCGCGACAACAAAGGCGAGGCGAGAGCGGCGATCTGCGCCCCGTCGGTGCGGGGATCGGTGAAAATTCCCCTTTGCGGTCAATGCGGGCGATGTCCCCGCACCGACGCTAGGAATGGCGGAACCGCTGGATTCTGCGACTTCTCTCGACCGCACCAATTCTTCGAAGAAGCCCGGAAGGTCCAGCCTTCCGGGCTTCTTCCGTTTCAGCGTCTCCTCCTCGTCGCAGATGAAGCGCGGTCGCGTGCCGTGATGCGCTCCGTTGGCCCGCGTGACCATCCCGCGTTCCCGCAATGGGTGTCGAT